ACGTTAGTACAGGAAGATAACACTCCAGTTATCGGTACGTTTGGGAGTGGCGCTCCCCCGACCCGAGCCCGCCAGCAGTTTGCCCTACACTGCATCGCCCGTAAACGGGAACCTATTTAGATTGGGCGTTTGGACGATGGCGGTTTACGGCGAGCCGCTACACAGAGCGACAAATGGCACGCCGGAAAATGATTGCAGCGACCGAGGGCGTTCATTGTCTCACCTAACTTTTAGTTTGGATATAACTTCAGCGTCAAAGGGATGACGCGCTTGGGTAGTATGGTAAACGCGCTCGGTATGCCGAGGTGACGGTGCTGCAAAATTGGTGTTGGAAAGAACGAAAAGGATGCCCCCTAGAGGAATCGAACCTCTGCCCCCAGCGTCTTTATCGAATCGGCTGCTCAGGCCTACTCTATCCGTGAGCGGTGGAAAGACCGGGAATCTGCCACTGAATTAAGGCGGCGTGTACTTAAAGAACGTGTCGCTGTCGACGTGGGAGAATCTGTATAAAAACTTTTATGTTAGCGAGTAAAACCTTTTGAGTGCTGGTGTCGGTTGTTGGGTGCCAACGGGTTATCGTCAAAGAGAATCCATCGTGTCCGTGCTGCCGATACGCTGAACGTAGTCGTCGTTTGATTCGCGGACGCCCGCAGCACCGGTTGCGCTGGGACTGCCGTCCATCGACAGGCGGCAGACGTGTACGAGAATCGAGAGTGCGTCCGCTCGGTCTGGAGACTTGTTGCCTCTGGATTTGTACTCCTTCTTGGATTCGACCTTGATCTTTTTTCCGGAGAGCAGGAACCGCCGTCCTGTAAGTTCTGCCACGAGAGGATCGAGCGGGATGCTCGGCGAAATCTTGACGAGGCCGAACTCGATGAACTTGCGCATCGCGAACCAAAGTTCGGAGACGAGGTAGGAGTATTCGTCGCACGGGAGCTGCGTGTCCTCGTCGAGAATCTTCCGTTCCGTAGGGGCGTGCGAGCCGTTGATTCCCTTGGTGCCGGAGTTGAACGTGGAGACCAACAAGTCGTGGACGCCTGCACCGTTGCCCGTCCGGTCGACGCCGAGGTAGTTGCCCTTCAGATACGCGCCGTTGCAGATGCGGACAATCTCGTCGACGAGTTTGAGCGTGTCGCCCTTGGGGAGCGGGAACATCTGCTCGACCTGAAGGACTTCTCGACGGATCGTTTCGCCTCGGGCGTCTTTGAACGGAACGAAGACGCCGTTCTTTTTCCAGCCGGTCGCGAGTCCGAACTTGCCGAGGACGAAGATCGCGTTGTCGCCGCCCTCGAGCGCGACGTCGACCGCGCCCACCGTCGTCGGGGGCTCGGAAAATTCGTACGTGCCGTAGAGATCGTGGGTGAGGTGCTGCGGAATGATTGCGAGGTCGATACCCGTCGGAGGGTACCACCCGCGCGCCATCGTGTAGTAGCCTGCTGTGCCGACGCCGCCCGCGTTTCGGATAAGGGCGTCGAGGCCTTCGCGGGTCTGCATGCCGAAGAAGATTTCTTTTCCGGTCTGCACGTTCTCGGACTTGTACGCGTCAAGACGAATGACCTTCCAGCCGCGCTTTGATTCCCATTCGTGCGAGTTCTCAATGTCGATTGACGCCCACCCGTCCACGGGTTCAGTCCTGATTGCGCAGGGGCCGTTCGGGTCCTTCGGATTGAAAGGTGCGACAACCTTGAGCTGTCCGCCGGCACGAGCGTTCGAAACCAAGTTCGTCAAGTCCTCGAAGAGACCGATGGGGATGTTCTCCGCTTCCTCGAGGATTACCCGAACTCTCGTCCCGGGGCCGAGCTGGGGGTGGACCTTTGGACGGGCGAGGATCTTGACACCCTGCAAGCGCCCGGCGGCCTTCTTGCCGGTAGGGGCCACGATACCGAAGATGCCGCTGTCCCGGGCCACCGAGTCGAGCGTGATACCTAGCTGCACCAGTTCGCCGGGCCCGGGGATCGAGGCGTTCTTGTGGAGCTTTGCTAAGTGGGAGAAAAGATTGCGCTCCAAGTGGCCCTCGCTTGGGCCGGCGATGAGGATGTTGGTGAAGTGCGGATCGCGCCGCCAGTCGAGATAGCACCAGACGCCGACGTTGTACGACTTGCCCATCGACGCGGCCCCGGGCACCATCACCAGCGTGTTCTCGAAGATGCCCTTCCAGAGCCTCGAGACGTTCTGGGGTTCGCCGGAGAAAAGGTTGGCCGGCCAGAGTAGCGTCGCGGCGTCAACGTAGCGTTGCGAGTCGAGGAGGAACTGGAGGAACGACTGGAGGATCGCGATGGCGGTTTCCTCCGACATCTTTGCCGGCCGGGCCTGCTCGAGAAAGTCTAGCGTGAGCAGTGCTGCCGTCTGGCGGTTGCCCGTGTGCAGCGGAAACGACACCTGCTTGACGAAGTCGGCGATGGGTCCGCCGGTCACGAGGGTAGTCGGGCTTGGAATCGTTGACGCGATGGGTGTGGCGGCTAAGTTAGACATGGGCTTTGAGTTTCATGAAAAATTTTAAAAAATTGCGCGAGTAGCCTAGCCGGACGTTCTCGCCGATTCCCCCCGTCGGGGGTCCCCTTTTTGTCCGGCCGGTTGACCGGCTCAGAGGGGAGACGTCCGTCCGACTGATCGAGGCATGGACCTATCGACGGCAGGGTAGGGGAGGGGAGCAGGCTGATGGACTTGTGGCCTTTGCGTCGTGCTGGCGTGATGGCGGAAAGTCCACATTAAACATAATAAACATTGTAGGCACTTATGTTTGGGCGTTGGAATTGAACCACGATTGAGAGAGGTCCATGTCTGCGGGGTCGGGCTGGACGTCGGCTAAGGCTGGCGGGGGGCTAGGAGGCCTCGCCGTTCTGATTCTAAGGCAATTGGTACAGACCACGTCGCACTTGGCCACCTCAAGCTCCAGCTTCGGTAATTGCAGCCAGCGGTAGGCAGAATGGATGAGGTGTTTTCTCTCGCCCCGAACATGGTGGAAGTTCATGCAGACCGAATCGAATGTACCTCCGCAATCAACACACGGTCGTGCTTTCTTGGCGGCCAGCCACGCAACGCGCTCAGAAATGATTGACGAGGTTTTGGTTTTAAAGGCTCGGCACTGGTTGCACTGCCGGGATCGGTAAGTTTTACCATGTACGCGAGTCAACACGAACCGCCCGACAGGTTGGGACCTATGGCAGCGGCTGCACTTCTGGCTGTCTGTTGTCAGGAGCTGTTCGATGTGCTCGCCTGACACAGGCTGCAAACGGCTGGGAATACGCGTGGAGTTCGGAGTATGCGTGCCTGAGTCGATTGAGATGTCGTTCAGCGATGCAGGGGGACACGTTGGAACGTGAGTTGATGATTGCGTGTCGAGGGATGCGGGCGAATCGGCAGGTTCGTGACAACCACTCGTCTCCATACCAGCACTCAAAGAATTTGCGGAGCTGTTCGAGTTCATCGAATTTACTCTGTTGCGAGCGTCTCATCTTTCACGGCCTTGAGAATTTGTTTGGTGGCATCGACCGCGTCGACGTTAAATCGGTTGCCTAGTGCTTTGTATACGGCCAACGAAACCGCAGCAACTCCAGCCTCTGCGGTCGAGGTGTCGGCGTCCTGCGCCAGCTTATCACCCAGCGCACGGTACTTGATGTCGCCGAGGATCTGGGTGCCTTTAGCCAGATCGACGATATTCTTGACGCTGAACGAGGTCTCGCCCTGACCGTCCACCACAGTGCAGAATGCGCGCGCAAACTTCTCGTCGCTGTCGAGATCCTTGATGAGGTTGTTGAACACACGCTCGAGCCGCATCGCATTCGCGTACGTGGACACGCGGTTCATCACTCTCTCCGTCTCGATACCTTCGTCGGTATCCAACCGGCCACGACCGCCGGCCTTCGCCTTCCAATTGTAATCGTGCGCCAACTCCTCGATCTGCTTGACGGGCGTACGAGTCACGACAGCGACGCGCTCGACGTTGCCACCGAACATCGTGTAAAGAGTAAACAGTTGGACTTGGTCTGGGTCGCGGACCCAGTCATCTTTCGTTACGGTCATCTAATGAGTATCGGTTAAACATTGAGCACGGAAGGGTCTAAACGAACAGACGGCACGACGGCCCACCGTTAAGGAAAAGGGCCTTGGCCGACCCTCTACCTCTCCGACTCTACAAAGACCCTTTCTCACCGGACGAAAAAAACGGTCAGTTGAACCGGCGAGCTAAAACCAATTTCAAACTCTACAAACACCCTATCTCAAATAATATCTTTGTAGAGTTCTAACCATAGTTTGGCCAAGGTACCCCCGGACCCTGTTTTTTTGCCGGGACAGATTGTGTCTTTGTAGAGTAAATCGTCGAAATCCGCTTAAAAACCCTCGCATAGGCGTACAAACACCACTATCCAGATACTATGTCTCAGATACAAACACCCGGATACAGATTCATCGCACTCAACGTCGGTAAGGGGGCCCGGGGCCGAGGTGGCTCGAAGGTCAGCCCTCATCGTCTATTCGTCGTCGATTCCGACGCTCAGCTTCCTAATCGGGTCTGGCTCGCGATGGCCCGGCACAGTCAGGTGTTCGTTCCGGAGGCCGACGGCAGTGTCGTTTACGCGCACGAGCTGGTGCTCGGCCGCAAGCCGACCGACCGCGAGCGCATCCTGTACAACAACACGGACCCACTCGACCTTCGAAAAGCGAACCTTTCGTACGTCAACAAGTACGACCCAACGATCCCGCAGGCCGTCTTCAATCCCTGCCCCGGCTTTGTAACGAGCCGGCTCGCTGGCTACGAAGAGGCCCTCAGCGAAGCCTACCAGAACTACGAGGCTCTGAGAAAAGTTCAACGGCAGGAGCACGGTTGGGCCATCGGCAAGAGCATGGGGTCGATGAGCAAGCACGAGGTGCTCTCGCTGCTGAAGTTCTATTCGCAGAACTGGACCGACGAGGAGATTGAGTACCACACCGACAAGCGCCTCGGCACAAGCATGGACGACTGCGCGTGCTTTATCCGCGAGGACCTGCAGCACCCGAAGGTCCCGACCGAAGCGCATATTCGCAACATCCTCAAGGGCAAGTCTCTTCGACTGCAGGGTCAGGACGCCCTGTACGCAAAGATCGCGAAGCTGCTGCCCACATACAAGAGCCTGCTCGTTCCGCTTCCGAAGACCCCGATGTTTCAGTCGATTAAACCTTAACAAATATGAACAAAGAACGACAAAGAATAGCCATCGCGGAAGCGTGCGGATGGAAGAACGCTGACCATCCCGACGCAATGAAGCTCAAGCAGGGTTGGACCATGCCAGAAAAGTGGTGCATGGACCCAAAGGGCGTTTTGCGCTTTAACCATCACAGGCCCGACTACTTAAACGACTTGAACGCCATGGCCGAGGCGGAGAAGGTGTTGCGGGACGACAGAGAAGCTGCCTTTCGTGGATGGTTATGGCTTGCGCACGGACAACCGGAATTGCGGTGCGCTATCGTCCACGCCACCGCCGCCCAACGTGCCGAGGCTTTTCTTCGCACGATTGGCAAATGGGAGGACGAAAAACAAAGCCGATGAAACCAACCTACGACAAACAGTACTTCATCGACAAGTTCGCCGCGATCCCCGAGGACCGCTGGATCACCTCATTCTATGCCGACCCCGACGACGACAGCCGCTGCTGCGCCTTCGGGCACTGCGGCGTGCGATTCCTGATGTCGGGGCCCAACGACGGCGAAGAAGCCGCCGCCCTCGCCAGTCTGCTTCAGCACCGCACCGCAAGCATCAACGACGGCCAGCACGAAAGCTACCAACAGCCGACCCCGAAGCAGCGCATTCTCGCAGCACTCAACGACCTCCCGTAAAACCACGAAGCGCCAATGAGCCAACTCAACTACACGTTCAAACACGGCGTGGCGAACGACAGGATTCTCATCGAGCTGCACTCGAAGTTTGGTGAATATGAAACTATCCTCAGCCGCACCGTCATCGACACGCAGGACAAAATCATTCGCAAGGGCTTGGTGAAGCTCGGCTGGACGCCGCCCTCAACGACCTCCCGTAGGCACGGAAAATAGTTCAAAATAATTCTCGACACGCGCGGGCCGCAGGTCCACAACAGGGGTATGGAAATTTCCACCTCCGACGCGCGCCTCACTACTCTCCGCAACCTCGCCACCGCCGCCGAGCGAGCCGGGCTTACTGAAGCCTCTGCGGTTGCCTTTCGTCTTTTTTGGATGGGTGACACCGGCCGCGCCACGGTCGAACAAATCAGCAACACAACGGCCAACCTTCGGGACATCCTCGCTTACCGCCTCGGCCGCGACGTAGCCAACGCCATCCGTTGAGCGGCAAAAACAGTTGAAGATTTATCTCGACCTCGACAAAACTTCGGCCCAACTTCAGCGCATGAACTCGACCAACAAAACTAAAGACGAACAGATCTCCGCGCTTTGCGCCCAGTGCGACTCGGCCAGCAGCGCAGCCTCCTCCTCTCTCGAACAGATCGCCGCCGCGACCAGCGCCCGCAAGCGTGCCTCTTGGAAACGCGAGCACGCTGTGCGCTTGCTGAAGCTCGAAAACGCTTCGCTGACCCTTGCGCTGGCTCTTTGCATGCAGCCCCATGCCGCCGACGAGCTGACGCCCTCGATGCGCCAGCACGCCGAACACATCCACACCTACGCCATCCGCAGCCTCAAAAACTTCCGCGCATGAACGCAGAACTCCAACCGCACCGCGTCGTGAGCAAAACGCAAAACCTCATCTCGGCCATCCTTCCCGATGCGCTCAAGAAGGGTTGCACCTACGTCCCGAGCTACAACAGCGACGGATCGTTTCAAGCGGCGGTTCTGGCTCGCTTTTCAAAAGGCAAGCGGCCCCGCCTGCTCGCCGGGGTGAGAATTGAACCAACCGGCTGGGCGACGGATTTGACCGTCGATCTTTCGGTATCTCGCTCCTTCCGCGCCGACGAACGGACGGTTCGAGGGCTCTTGGGAATAACGCAATCTATCGCATGACCGCCTCCGACCTCGAATCCAACATGAACAACCGCACAAAACAAATCCTCAAAACCGCTGCCTCGGTGGTCGTATCGACCGCATTCCTCGTCTACTCGTTCTCGGGCCTGCCGGGCTTTGAAATTGCGTTCTTCGCATTTATGGGCTTCTTCGCCACCCACACGTTCGGGTCGGTGTGCGGTCTGTTCGACCTCTAATTTCAAAACTAATCCTATGCTTGCCCTACTAAAACGTCTGCTCAAAACCACGGCGAAGCCGGCCGTCAAACCGGCGCACAGTCTCGCGCACGCCGAGTATCTCCGGCTCTACAACCTCGCATACTCTGAACCCTCAAGATTCCCTCGCTCCGCGCTGCTGGTCCGCTATTCTATACGATAATGCACATCGACGACTTTACTTCTTCCCGCGCCCGCACCCCGACAGAGGTGCAGGCCGGTATGATTGCAGACCTCGAAGCGCGGCTCGCGCTTGCCGACGAAAGGCACTTCTTTTTGATGGCCGAGAACGCACGGTTACGAGCTGAATTGGAGGTCCACAAATGAACCCACCCGACCAACCCACCGCCACGCCGCGCACGCAATCGCAGTTGCTACCGATCAATAGCCACACGCTACCCGGCGACGTAGTTTATGCCGACTTCGCCCGCACCCTTGAACGCGAACTCACCGAAACCGAACGCCTGCGATTTGGTGCAGATGCGGACCGCCGCCGCCTCAGCGCCGAGGTGGAGCGGTGGAAAACCGTTGCCGCCGAGATGTCACAGCAACGAGAGCACAACGCCAACGAAGCGAGCCGCCTCCGCGCCGAGTTTGCCACGCTGACGATGCAGGCCTGCGCCGCCGCCGACAGGAATGTGAGCTTCCGCTTGGAGGTTGCCACCCTCCGCGCCGAGGTGGAGCGGCTGAACAAGGAGAACGATTCAGCACACGCGGCACTCAGGGACAGCGTTGGGCATTTGGTTTATGCGGTTGAAGTCGCCCGCGCCGAGAAAGCTGAGGCCGACAACGCCAAGTGGCAAAGGCTGCTCCTCATGTCCCGCGACGACCGCGAGATTGATCTTATCAGCGAGGTTGAGGAGCAAGCCCGTCTGCTTGGCATGTCAGGAGAACGAGAAGCCGACCTGTTAGGAAAACTTGAACGCGCTAAGGTGACAGAGAGGCTTTGGAAAGAATTTATTACCGTACTTGAAATCGTTGAAGAAAGCGATTCCGGTTACAAATTTAACCCCAACAAAATTAGCAGTTGTCGGGCACTGGATGGCCGCAAACTTAATGAGATTCTTGTACAAGCTCGGGAAATAGTTTTTTAACCCCTAAAACACATAGAACCCATGAAAAAAGACACAAATTGGATAAGCTATGTCGGCCCCGCCGACGACGGCCGCACCATCGGACCTGACGATTGGCACGCGCCAAAAAACCCACTCGACTACGACGATCTCGTAAAGTGCAGCGATCTAAACGATTTTATTATCGAGGGTCTTGAGATCCCCGCAGGCCGCGAAGACTCAATTGACTGCGTGCGCGGCAGACGCTACATTATCCGCAACTGCGTTATTCACGGAACGGTTACGCTCAAAGGCGCAATCGACGGCTACTGCATCGAGAACAGCGTGGTTAGCGGAACGATTGAAATCGGTCAGTTCGATAATTACTGGACCCCGGGCCGGTTGCCAACACGGCACGGCGTAATTAAAAACGTGATTAGTCCAGACGGCACGCCGGTACGCGTTAAACTTTGGGACGCCACCCATCCGCTGGTGCTCAACTCAAAGTTAAGAATTACTACAATGCCGCGCTGGGTTTGGTTGCCGTATTTTTTCCTGTGCTTGACGCTAAGAAAACTAGCTACCCGCACATAAACCCCTCGCGTTCCTTTTTGTTTTTACCGCATATAAGCACAGCCTAAAGCATGAAACCAACGATACCTTTTATCGGCTTTCCAAAGCTCGCACGGTTCTCCCGCGAGATTGTAATCACTGAAAAGATCGACGGCACCAACGCCCAAATTTACATCGAGGGCGACAACGTCTACGCCGGTTCGCGGACTCGATGGATCGAGCCCGGCGACGACAATTTCGGCTTTGCGGCTTGGGTTGAGCAGAACAAGACCGAACTCCTGCAGCTCGGACCCGGATCGCACTTTGGGGAATGGTGGGGTGCCGGTATTCAGCGCAAATACGGCCAGACCGAGAAACGGTTCTCGTTGTTCAACACGACGCGCTGGTGCCGACACGACGCCGTTCCTTCGGTCTTCCCGACCAACGACCCCAGAGTCGGCAAAACGCAAGAGTTCGCGCCCAAGTGCTGCGACGTTGTCCCTGAGTTGTATCGCGGGCCGTTTCTACCGCACATAATCGAGCCCGCAGTCCAAGCCCTCGTAGTTAGCGGAAGCGTCGCCGCCCCCGGTTTTATGGACCCTGAAGGCATTGTCATCTACCACACCGCCGCCGGCACGCTCTTCAAAAAAACCTGCGTCGACGACCACAAACCAAAGTCGCTTTAAACCGCAAAACAGAGTCGCTTTAAACCGCAAAACAAAGTCGCTTTAAACCGCAAACTAACGATTCCATGCACCACTGCCTCAACGCGTCCGTGCCCCAGCACCTCTACGGTCTGGTAGACAAAAACATCCTGCGCGGCTCGGTCGAAGACTCCGACAGTTTCGACCGCTGCGTAGTTTTTGGCGTTACCTCTATTCCGTCGCGGGCGCTGCACTTTTCTGTGCTGACCGAAGCCGGCAGCCAATGGGCCCGAATCCCGCTGCACAAGCTGCGGCACACCGAGCCCGACGAGGGCGGCCCCAAGCACTCCCTGCCCGAACTCCAAAGCTGGGACTGCCACGGGTGGGATTTCTCCGTCACCGCCTACGAGTACCTCCGGCAGATGGGCTGCTCGTTCCGCACGCGCGAGGGCCTGATGGTGCCGGCGGCGTACTGGTTCACTTTGGACCACACCGACAACGGCTTCAGCCAACAGCCGTCGGAGCACAAATGCTATCACCTGTTGTTGCTGGAGGACGGCAGCGGCCAGATTGCGGCGCAGCCGAACAATCGAATCCTCTGGAACGACGACAGCTTCGTCCGACCAAACCCGGCAACCCTCAAAGAGTACGCGGTGATGCCAGACGAAACTTGGCACGCCGAGATCGGCCGCAACGCCGACCTGAACACCTTCTGCCACAACCCAGCCCCTCAATCGACCGTTTAATTTATGACCGACAACATCCCAGTCCAAGAAAAGAAACCGCGCGACACGACGAACCGACTCGACGTCCGCATGCACAAAAACACGAGCTTCCTCGCGTTCGCGTATCGCGGAAATCTCTACACCTTTTTCCCTCGCGGAGCGTTTGACCGATTCCTCGGCTCAAATTGGGGTACCACCAAAGTCCGCTGGATCGCGCCGCAGATCGTGACGCCGATCCTGTTCGGTCTGCTCGCGTATCAGCGGGTCCCGTACAAACCCTCGAAGGGAGAATAGATATGAGTAACCCATTTCAAGGGCGAGACGGCGGGCTGGCATTTCCGTATCGGGAGACAGAAGTCACCGGACAGTTCCAGCACCACTACGGCATGAGCCTACGCGATTATTTTGCCGGGCAGGCCTTGGCGGGGATGTTTGCCGACCCAGCCCGCGAGCTTCACAAAGAAAAACACGTCGCGCACGATGCCTATCTGTTTGCAGATGCCATGCTCGCCGCTCGGGAGAAACAACAGTGACCCACGAACTCAAAGTCCTGCTCCTCGCGCTGATTTTTTGTGCTGCGCTAGTATACGTAATCGCAACGCTTTGCAAAATCGGAGAGCGAAACAGAAAAATTGAACTCGACTCCATCTGGGGCGGATGATCCACTGCTCGCATGTCCAACCCATACTATTCCACCGGCCACATAATTTTAAACATCGGCCTACGTCGTCCCGACAACGGCGAGCTGTTAAGCTATCTGTTTGTTGAGCAATCGCTCCGCGACCTCGGGCTCGACGTTCGCGACTTCAAGCTCTTTCAATCCGACTCCGAGCCGACGGCGGTCGTTGTTATCAAGGACCAAGGCTGCGTTTGCTACGAGATAGCCCTTTTGTTTAAGCAGGAGGCCGTTGCAGTTTACGATCCGCAGTATAAGGTCGGCGTCCTCGAAGGCCCAAAAGCCGACGCGTGGGGCCCCTTTAACCCGCAGTATTTTTTGATGCCCGACGGGCGTCGTCTCTCTGAACACAACCTTCAATCCTAAACAACATGCCTAAAATCGACCCAGCAACTATTGATCTATCCAAACTCGCGGTCTCCGAGACCGGCGTCCCTATTGGCTATCGGGAGCTGCTCCCCGAAGACACTGTCCAGAACGGCGACATCTACGATTCACACTCCGGCGACTGGGGCGGCAACTTTGGGGAGCGTTGGCGAGTGCAAAAACGCGCGCAGCGACTTGAACCCGGCCGGGGTTTCTACGGCCCGCCTGAAAACGGCTGGCTCAAGCATTTTCGTTTGTTGGACGTCCCGTTTAACGTGCCGGAGGGTTACGGCCGCGTCACGGGCGGCACCACTAAGAAAGGCGACATCGTTGCCGACCGCTGGGGTCGTGTAGTCTGTGAGCCCTACGAGGCCGATCACGACTACCCGGCGACCAGTAGCGCCGACGTAGGCTTATACCGCCTGCAGCCCGCGTTCCCGGTCGCTCCAAAAGCCGAGGGGCCGTTCTGCTACGGCAACCTGTCCCTTAGACCGCCCGGCGTCGAAATGAAAAAGCAGTTCGTCTTCGACCGCGATTACAAGTCCGGCTGCGACAAACTGCAGGCCAAGGTCAACGAGCTGACGAAACGTCTCCGCGACTCCGAGACGGCCCGCCAAGACAACAAGCAGCTTGAAGAGTCCGTCGCCGAGCTTACGCATAAAGCAAACCACCAACGAGACATGCTCGATGCAAGCCACGCCGTAATTCTGAAGTTGAAGGCCCGCATCACCGGTTGGGCCCTAGATCCCGGCGTCGGCGAAGGCTATCGCGAGCTGCTCCCCGACGAATTTCCGGAACCGGGCGATGAGTTTTCGTACATCGACGAGTACACAAACGTCCGGTCGAACTGGCAAGTCCGCACTATTGCTCCAGACATAACCTACGGCAAGATGTTGCTGACCGCCGTCAAGGGCTTCAAGTACCGCCGCAAGCTGCTCGTGCCCGGTCCGGCGGCCGCTCCGGTTGATCCGGTTGATCCGGTTGATCCGGTTGATCCCGGCGTCGGCAAAGGGTATCGCGAACTCCGTGACGCCGAACTCCCGACGGCGCGCGACGAGTTTAGTTTTGCGCCATTCTCAAACGTACCTCGGATCTGGTCTTACCGAGGCTGGCCGAGCACCGGCCCAAACGAAACCTACGGCAACCTTAAACGAGAGCTGGGCGCGGGCCTACAGTACCGCCGCAAGGTCCGCGCATTCTGATGCACCCGACCCTCTATCTGTCCGGCCGCTCAAAAACCGGCCAGACGCAAATCCTGCGCGTCGAGAATCGCACCGTCGAACAGACTCTGACGCTCGCGGAACTGCTCGGCTTCGACGAGAAGACGGTGCTGATCTGCCTCTGGCCGGCCGAGTTCGATGCGCGCGAGACCGTCGAGATTACGTCGTCGGTCCGGCTAGTTGTTTGGCCCGGACGGGAGGCCGCTTGAGTGTTGCGCTTCGAGATTACCAGTCTGAGGCAATTGAGTTCTTGCTGCCCCGCCGTCGTGGGTTTGTCGTGGCCCCGGCGGGCGCAGGTAAGACGCTGGTCGTTGCCGCTGCCGTTGCGCGGGTCGCGCGGCCGGGCTGGCGCATCGGCATCCTCTGCAACACGCGCGAGCAAGTGCAGCAAATGATAGATGCTTTTGGCCGCGTAAATGGACCCGAGGGGATCGAGATCGACGTGCAGTGCGCGGCCGCCCTGCCCGACTTTTCGAAGTGTAACCTCGTCGCCGTCGACGAGGCCCACCACAGCGTCGCACCGTCGTGGCTGCGCACCATCGTGCAGTCGGGCGGCATTCTCTGGGGAGTCTCGGCGACACCGTTTGGCGACGACGAGGACCGCAACAACGCCCTGCGCGAACTGTTTCAAGAGTTCCATTCAATCGACCGCCAGAGGCTCCTAGACTCGGGGCATCTGGCCAGCGGCAAGGTGTTCGTGCATGACCTCGATGACGAGGGCGAGTTTGACGCGGACATCGGCCGCGAGGCGGGTATTGAAATCATCCGGCGCTGTCGCCGGTTCCCGCAGATACCGCGCTTCGAGCACGAGCGAAGGGCGACGTGGCAAATCACGCAGCAGTTCGTGCAGAAGAACCCCACACGCAATGCCGCCGCCGTTTCGCTTGCGGTCTCTGAGGCCGCAAGGGGCGAAAGCGTGTTGATGTTGATCCATTCCATCGAGCACGGCACCGAGCTGCAGGCGCAGATACCCGGCAGTGAGCTGGTGTTCTCGAAAATAGGAATCAAAAAACGCCGCGAGCGTATCGAGAATTTCCGTACAGGTGCGCTCAAGATTCTGATCGCGTCATCGCTCGCGGACGAGGGTTTAGATGCTCCGCGTGCGAGCCGATTGATCCTTGTCTGCGGCGGCCGCAGTGCGGGCAAGCTGGAGCAGCGCGCAGGCCGAGTGCTGCGCACGTTCGAGGGCAAGTCGGGCGGAGTGATCCACGACTTCTTGGACCTCGGCGCACGCTTCGCGCACGCTCAGGCCAACGCACGTTTTCGCGTGTATCAGAAACTCGGATACAACCCCGAGATCGTGTCGTACTGAGTCGAATAACAGCCGAATAACAAAGTCCTTTTTGTCACAAAAACATAGCTCTTTTTGTTACAAAAAAATAGTTTGGAAAAGGTATTGACGGGGGTGCGGCGAGCTGATCCACTGACCGCATGAACCCAACCACACCAGTCCAAATGCTCAGTAACTCGCTGAGGGCTTCCGTCATCGCCAGCGAAAAAAACCAATGCGCCGAGGTGATTATTGCCCGTCGCGGCGATCTTACGGCTATCGTGAAGCGCACTTTCCCGAACCATCAGACCACTAAGTATTCCTTTGGATACGCGCGGTTTGGTATGCCGACCGTGTGGCTCCACAAGAACGTCGAGCTACCATTCATGCACAGCTACGACGAACTTGACTGCGTGCGGGCACGCGCCGAGCAATCCTTCAAGGCCGCCGACGAAGTTACCGCGCTACGCGCCGCCAAGTAATAAAACCGCGCCGAGGTCACTAAGGCGCTTTTTACCATGACCTCACTCGTACCCGCCACCATCCGCATCACCGAATTAACCCGCCTGCCAAAGTTTCCTATCGGCACGCAGTTCTGGAGCTCTGGAAAAAACAAGCGACTCAGCACCGTGGTCGATGTTTACACCACCGTCGATTCCGCTGGAAACATTATGAACTTCCGTTACGTCGCCTCGCACGTTTTCCTCGGCCAAACCCTCTTCAACTACGACGTGGTCGAGGCCAGCATCGCCCGCAATTTAGTTTCGCAGGAGGTTACAAAATGAAACCGACTATCCTCTTCCTTCTCCTCGCCCTCTCCGTTTCGGCGGAGCCGTCTGAGGCCTACTTCAAGGCGCTGCATCAGGTCGAGACAGGTGGACGCTTAGGTCCTACCCTTGGAGACTTTGTAGACGGCCGCGCACGGGCCTTGGGGCCCCTGCAGATTCACCGCATTTACTTCATCGACAGCGGCGTCTCCGACGGCCGATATGAAGACTGCGCCGACCTTGAGTTTTCGAAGCGCGTCGTCTCGGCCTACGCGAAGAAATACGAGCTCCGAGCGTGGCGCGACAATGACGTCGTCGTGCTCGCCCGACTGCACAACGGCGGTCCTCGCTGGGCCCAAAAAACGTCGACAATCGCGTACTCAAAAAAACTTTTAAAATTCTTAAAATAAGTATCGACGCGCTCAAATTGATCTGATTGTCTCTGCGTATGAACTTCACCTCCTCCTCCGCTCAAGTCGTCTCGTTCCTCGCCGGTTGCCAAGCGATCGTCGATGCCAACTCCGCTACGTTCTCCGAACTCTCCAAGATCCAACGCGAACGCCTCATCCTTACCGAAGGCGGCCGTTACATCAAAATTGTCCGCGAGACGCTGCACCTCCCAACCGGCACCGTCAATTCGCGCTCGGCTCACTGCTTTATCGATCGCACCAACGGTGACGTCCTTAAAACGGCAAGCTGGGCGGCCCCCGCCAAGGGCGCTCGCGGCAATATCACCGACGACAAGAACGGCCTCGGCCGCATGGGCTGCTACGGTGCCGGCTATAATCGCTAAAAATAAATCTCGACACCGACGCACCGCTTTTATTCTTTACTTAAATGAACTCCAACACCGCAAAAATCGCTCCAAATCTAATTGGCGTAAAGTACACCCTCCGCACCGACCTCGGGACGGAGTTTCTTGAAGTCGAAGCCCCGGGCGGCTGGGACGACGTCCAAAAACTTGTCGGCAAGGTGTTGGAGTACGACGGCCGCAACTTCCGCTACAGCGGCTGGAACAGTGACCGCAACGTCGCCTATTTCTCCCGCAGTCTGGTCGGCAACGAGGTCTACGGGATCGCCAAAATTCTTTAACATGCCCGCCACCCAACTCCGCTTTAACGCCGCCATTGCGGCTCGCGTCAGCGCCTACCGCGCACAGGCGACCCTTATCCGCCAGATCGTCCGCGACGAAATCCTGAAGGACCGCGTCGCCCGCGCCCAAGAGCGGCTCGACCGCGCGACGGCCGAACTCGAAGCCACCAAGGCCGCAATCGCCAAGAAAAAATAGCCTCGCCTTGGACACTCTTTTTCCAACTATCTCCTCCGAACATTGGAGGCATTTCTTTAAGCAACCAAAACACAATGCTGTCAGAACTCAAATCCGCTCCAGAATTGCCGCCCGCGCACCCCGTCCTTCGGGTATACGTGCAGACGCACAGCCTGTCCTACTCCCTGTCGAGGGACGACCGCCAACTTCGGGAGGAGAACAACCTTGCGGCCAATGACACGACGTTCTCCGAGCTGGCCGGCTTCTGCCTCCGGGGCGGATTCTTCGACGTCCGGGTCACCCCGGAGTGCAACAACCCTGCCGTGCAGGACATGTGCGAAGTTGCTTGCAAACACTACGGGTGGACCCTCTTTCCCTGCGCCTAACATGCACAACGAACTCCAAACTTATCTGAACCGTTTCGCCGTCCTCGCGACCGAGAGATTCCGCATCTTCAAGCCTGACGCCCTCGAACTTCGCTGGAACATTTTTGACACGCAGGAGAAGCGCACCGTCGGATTTGGCGGCACACCTGAGCAGGCCGCCGACCACGCGTTCGAGTATTGCCGCCGGAACAACGTCCACCTCGACACCAAAAACTATGTCTTCTGATCGCAACACGATGTCCCGGGACGACCGCGCAACCTATGGCATGACCGCCCGTGAAGAGGCCGCTTACTGGGCCCGCAAAGCCGAGAAAGAAGAGCGCGACCTTCGGGAAGAGATGGAGGCCGAGGCCGAAGCCGCCCTCGAAGCGGAGACCCTTGTCGCCGACAGCAACGCAGCAACCGAAGAACAGGAACAACAAAACTAATTTTAACGTGAAAGCAAAAACTATCGCCAAGGTCCTTGCCTCCAAACACGCAAGCTGGGTCAAGTCCATCACTGATCCCGAAGTTCAGAAGGTCGCCAACGACAGCACGATCATCACGGGCGGCTGCATCCCGTCGCTGCTGTTGAATACAGACGTCAACGATTTCGACATCTACTTTCGGTCGCCCGAGGCCGCTCTCACAATCGCGCAATACTACGCCAAGGTCTTCACGCAAAAAAACGGTGCCTACCGTATCGAGGCCCGCATCGAAGGTGACCGCGTCAAGCTAAAGGTCGACAAGTCGAAGAACGTCGAGATTGCCGGTGACGTAGAAAGCCTCGAAGACACCGACAATGTCGTACCTAATCGCAAAGATGGCACCGACGTCATCGAAGAGGCCGACGCAATCGACGCCGCGACTCTTGAAAAGGAGGCTGAAACGAAACGCTACCAGCCACTGTTCCTTTCGTCGAACGCAATCACCCTCTCCACGAAGGTGCAGTTGATTATCCGCTTCACCGGGGAACCCGAGTCGATCCACGAAAACTACGACTTCGTCCACTGCACCAACTACTGGTGCTCTTGGGACGGTCAACTGACCTTCCGCAAAGAAGCCCTCGAAGCCATCCTGACGAAGGAACTCCGCTACGTCGGCTCCAAGTACCCGATTTGCTCCGTGATTCGCACCCGCAAGTTTCTCGCCCGGGGCTGGACTATCAACGCTGGCCAGTACGTCAAGATGTGCTTCCAAATCTCATTGCTTGATTTGACCAACATCGAAGTCCTGAAAGACCAGCTCGTTGGCGTCGACTCAGCCTACTTCAACACGCTTATTTCAGAACTGAAGAAGAAACAGTTCGAGGACTCAAGTTTTGTCCTTGACCAAGGTTATCTCATTTCCATCATCGACCGCATCTTCTAATTTTATGCCTACAATCCAAAAAGAGCCCGCACCTCTTAAACTGCGCGACATCCGCATCCAAAAATTGCTCGCCGAACGTCCTGAGATTTTCCGGCCCGCACCGCTCCCGAAGGTTGACCTTCAGGAATTCCAAACGCAGTTGCTAAAGAAGCAGACCGACGAACGCATCGGCGAAGGCCTCAGGGCCCGCAACAAACGGCTCCGCAGCTTTTGTTTCCGCCGGGCCAACCCCGTCAAGCAATTGCCGCTTATCGAGTGCCGGGTAATCGACACCCGCAAGAGCTTTGACGGCAGTCGACTCTACTTCGAGCTGTCGAACGGCCAGTGCGTGCGCGCGGACCGATTCTTTCCGGCGGCCTTTGAGTCTGGCTGGCGGTTTAACAAAAACGACGTCAAGCGTTTCTATTCTAAGCGCCGCAAGAATGAGATCCTCAGAGATCTTATCGCCTCAGAAATTGCAAAGAACGCAGACCGGGAAACATCGAAATGAACTCTCAAACTCTTGCAGACCACATCCTCTTTGGCTTCGGCGGTCCCTCGGTACACGTTCGGCCAGTGACGGTGCAGATTGAACAGGCCCCGGTTCCCGCAGCCCCGGCCGTGGAGCCGACCCGGCAGAACAAATTTGCCGCCAAGGGCAACCAGATCGACGAAGCCCTCGCGCAGCTCATGCAAACCCGCAAACCCGGCCAGACCTTCTCGCAAGACGAGATCGCACAGGCCTGTGGATGCCACCGCCGAAACATCCAGTTCATCGAAAAGCGCGCCATCTACAAGTTCACGCGCCGGCTCCTCGCGACCGCTCCGCAACTGGTCGCGGAATCGCTCGGCGACGGCGTGACAATTGAGGACATCCTCCGGATTCATCACCCATCCAGTAGCGACAGCGGAAACTCGCAGCGTAAGCAGACCGACTTTCGCTGGCAGAAACGGGCCCGCCGCAACCTCGGTCAGTTCGAGTCGACGGAGCGCAACACCTACGAGACCGTGAAGATCCTCCGAGCCCGCGAGCCCAACCGGCTCTACGGAAAGAAACCAACCCCGCCGCAGCTCGCCGAGATCCGGGCCGAGCGGATGCGCAGGAACCGGGAGGCCGCCAATGCCTCTTAACCTACTTGCGGTTCCATCTTCGGAAGCCCTTGCGTTTACCGCCCCGGCCGAAAATAGCGTGACATTTCACTGTGGAACAGAAAGCAAAGAAATCATGCGCCTCGATGGGCAAGGCATGACCTACATGGGCCAGCGCATTGAAGACGCGGGAGAAGCGCACCGGGCGTTTCTTAAAACGATGACCCAAATGCAAGAAAACATAAAAACCGTATGAGCCAACTCGACACCCAGACGCGCGGGCATCACCCCGATTCGCCTTCCTCGCTGCAGTCTTCCGAGGCCTGCCCGCTGTTCGAGAACGAGCAGCGCGACGGCAACGCATCGAAGATCGGCACGTTCCAGCACAAGGCCGCCGAGACCGGGCACCTCGAGGCCCTCGACGAGCAACTGTCGGAGCTAGGTCTCTCGGAGGCCGACATCGCCGAAAAGATCGCCGGAGTGACCCGCGCCATCGCCTACGAAGAACGGCAGAAACAAGTCCTCTCCGCGCTCTTCGACGACAGGATCCCCGTAGAAACGATCCGGGAAAAATACTTTCCGGTCGGCGACGACAGGGTAGCCGATTACATCGGCGTCACGGGCGGTTTCCCTGACACTGTTTTCCTCTGCTCCTACCTTTCCGCCGTACTCGACTGGAAGTTCGGCAAGGTGCCGGTAACGCCGACGAAGATGAACCTACAGGGAATTGCCTACGCGCTAGCTGTCCTGCAGGCCTACCCAAACGTCACCGAAGTTCAGGTGCATTTCTACCACCCGCATCAAGACTGGTCCGACGAAGAGCATCAGGAAAAATACGTCCACACGTTCTCGCGCTCAGACATGGCGGAAATGGAGTGCCGTATCAGGACCGTGGTGGCCATCAAGAAAGCCGCGCAGGCACGGTTAAAGGCCAGCGGAGACACCGACTGGACCGACGCCACCCCCAAGCACGATCTGTGCATCTGGTGCGCCCACAAGGGGGCCTGCACGAAGCTGCACGGTGTCGTCCTGCAGGGCGCATCGAAGCACCCGGACTTCCTCGTTCCGGACATCACCAACCATCGGCTCCTGAGTCGCCCCGAGCAGGTCAAGACAGCGTTCCTTTGGGCGACGCAGCTCGAATCCATCGCCAAGTCTGTAAAGCAGCGCGCCGCCAACATGGTTCTAACTGAGGGGCTGGAACTCGGTACCGGCGTGAAGCTAGTCCGTCGTACCGAGCGGTACATTACATCCCCGGTTAAATTGGCTCGCGTTGCGGCCAAACACGGTCTAGGGTTGCTGGCGTTCGTTCGCAGTATCTCGATTTCGGTGTCGGCACTTGAGAAGCAAATCAAGGCCCGATCCGAGAAAGGACACGGCGCAGCGAACGTTCGGGCCTTTCAGCTCGAGCTGGAGGAATCGGGCATCTCCAAGAAAGCCAAGCCCATCTATTTTCTCCAAGAGGCGAAAGCCCCCTCGGAAAAAAACAAAGACATAATCGAACTCGAACAATAATCAAATAATATGGCAACCGCATCGTTCGCAAAGCCCAGCTTTGCAAAGAATCCCGGGGACGGCTCGTCCGCCCCTGTCGAAGTTGAAGTTTTGGACAAGTCCAACCCGGCACACCCTGCCGCGCAATCGCAGGCCCCCGCCGTGCAACAGCCCGCCGCCGTCGGCTTCTACACGGGCGACGAGGAGGGCGGCGGCGTAGATGCCGCTGACGTCAAGCTCCCGCGCCTGAACATGATTCAGGGCCTCTCCGGTGCCGAACTTAAAGCGTTGGGCAAGGAAGGTGACTGGGTACTCAAGGGCAAGCTCTTGCTGCCGAAGCCCGTCAGCATCGTCGCGGTCGGCCATCGCCCGAAGGTCTGGATCGAGAAGGTGAAGCAGGGCGACAAGGCCCGCTTTGCTCGCTCGCTGCAGGAGGTGCAGGACCTTGGCGGCACGGACGAATGGCGTCTCTCGAAGTACAACGAGAAGGTCGAGTCGAAGAAAGGCTGGTTCATGGAGTCGGCGACTTGGCTGCTGCTTGTTAAGCGCCCCGACGGAGCCGAAGAGGACTACTTCCCATTCGTCTCGGACGACGGCATCGCGTTCGCTGCCGCGCTCTACACGACGAAGAGCACCTCCTACGGCGCGTTTCACAAGGAAATCGCCTCCGAGAAGGCCTCCGGGCTTCTCCGTCAAGGCTACCCGACCCGCTACATCGAACTTGGTTCGGAGAAGGGTTTGAAACACCAAGCCTTCGAACCCCGCGTCAAGGTCGGCGCAGTCACTTCTGAGGGCGTCCGAGCCCTCGCCAAGAAAGCAATCGCAACCCTCACTTCGTAAGAAGATCTCCTCCCAACTATGCTCCTCCTCTCCCAAATTCGCGAAGAACTCGCCCTATACTTCGAACTGATCGGCTCGCCCAAGACGGCCACCGAAAAAGCGATCCGTGACCGCATCATCACCTTGCACAACGAACTCGTGAAGATCGAGGTCGTGGCGGCGGTGGTGCCGGTTGCGGACCTTGAGACAGTGGTTTCGGCGTTTGAAAAGACGACCGATAGCGACAGTCTCCCGCCGCCTTCGTTTACGGCGACGATTAAAGCCATCAACGAGCTGATCGAGTCCCGCAAGCCAAAGGCCGAGACTGCCCCGGTCGAGGTCGTGCCGAGCGTGCCGGCGTCAGCCGATACCGCAAAGCCGGTTCAAGCGGCCAACTAGAAAGGTTCTCAAGCCCCCTTACGGTAGGGGGCTTTTTTAACCCTTCTTATATTTGAAAAAAGTAATCTCTCTCGATTTTGAAACCCCCTACAACACAGATTTCTCGGTCAAAGATCTCAGTAATTGGCACTATGCGCGCGATCCGCGTTGCATTCCTTACATGGTATCAGTCTGCGACGGCACAGAAAATTGGGCGGGGCATCCGTCAGAGTTTAACTTCGGGTCGCTTGAAGGCCATACCTTAGTCAGCCATCACGCCGCGTTCGACGAAGAAATCGCGCTCGCCGCAAAAGAGCGCGCGCTGTTCGAGGTTCCGGGCCTGAATCCGGCACGGATGCCGCACTGGATGTGCTCATTAGATATGAGCCGGTATCTCTGGAATGTCGGCTCGCTGGCCGACGCCTGCAAGATGGGCCTTGGGATCGACGTCGACAAAGGCGTCCGCGACCGCGCCAAGGGCAAGACCGTCGAGGACATGAAGCGCGAGGGGTGGTACGACGACATGCTCCGGTATGCCCGGCTCGACGCACAGTACTGCTGGCAGCTCTGGGATAAGCATTCCAAGAACTGGCCGGACATTGAGCGTCGCCTTTCGCAATGGACCCGCGAAGCCGGTCGGTACGGCGTCGCAATCGACACCCCGGCACTCGAAGAAGGTATTTCGATATTGAAGCAGGTAGTCTTCAAAGCTAAAAACAATTTCCCTTGGGTGCTGCGCGGGTTTAAGCCCGGGAGCCCGATAGGTATCGCCGAGGAGTGCAAGCTTGCCGGCATCCCTCAGAGACCCGTGAAGGCGCACGAGGGCGAGGAAGCCTACGACGAGTGGGAGCAAAAGTTCGCCGACAAGCACCCGTTTGTGATGTCGCTGCGGAACCTGCGACGCGGCGAGAAGATGCTCGCGACCCTCGAAACGATTCAGCAACGCCTGCGTCCGGACGGCACCGCGTTCTTCTCCCTGAAGTACTGCGGAGCGCACACGAGACGCTGGTCCGGCGACGGCGGATGGAATCTTCAGAACCCAAACCGCGAGCCGCTCTTCCTAAAAGACCTCGGATTCGTCTACGACAAGAAACAGGTCGCCGCGCTCGCGGAGGCATTTTCGAACCGCGCCGTCGACGTTGCCGTAGGAGAGCTGGAGACCGGCCACACCTTCATCGACCTTCGCGGCCTCATTGTCGCCCGCCCCGGCAAGGTTCTATGCCCAGTAGACCTCGCCCAGATCGAGCCTCGGGTCGGAAACTACCTTGCGGCCAACTGGAAGCTCCTCGAAAAGATTGCGAAGGGCATGGGCATCTACGAGGCCTTCGCTCGCGATTCGCTCGACTGGAAGGGCGGGGAGCTGAAAAAGGAAAACAAGAAACTCTACGCACTGGCCAAGGCCGATGTCCTCGGTCTGCAGTTCGGGGCGGCGTGGGAGAAGTTCATCACGGTCGCGTGGACGATGGCGCAAGTGGACCTTACGGAAGGCGACGCCGAGTTCGCGGTCCAGTACAGCGTCGACCACAAAATCCACAAGCGCACCCGCGTCGGTGACGCGTGGGTCTACTTGTCGGCCCCGGAGGGTATCAAGGCACTCATCCACAACCCGGAGATCCCGCCGTCTGGGCCGGTCGAGGACTGCTGCTTCATCACCAAGAAAAAGAAGGACGGGCTGGTGGTAGTTGCGGTCGGAGTTTACGGCATGCGCAGCCGCATCACCGTCGAACAGTTCCGGCAATCGAATGCCGAGTTCTGCGTCCGGGTCTGGCGCGAACTCGACGCCGCGTTCCGCGACTCTGTCGGAGACGACCTGACCGTCGAGGCCCCGAACGGCGACAAGCTTGTCTACCGCGACGTCCGCAAGGGCAAGCAGACCCGCGTCGACGCAGATACCGGCGAGGAGTACGAGATGAACTCGTACAGTTGCATGGTGGGTAAGAAACGGATACACACCCACGGGTCCAAGATTTTCGAGAATCTAGTGCAGATGACGGCGCGTCACGTTTTCGCGGAGCGGCAGATGGCGTTGCACGATCCGGAGAACGGTGTCTTCGTGCTCTTCACCGCGCACGACGAAGCGATCCCGGAGTGCGACGACCTAAACACGGACCCGCGAAAAATTGAGGCAATTATGTCGCTCGCCCCGGTTTGGATGCCGGGCCTGCCGGTCGCCGCCGAGGCGAAGCTGTCGAAACGCTACCTTAAATAAGGCTCGCCCTTAATTAAGCGAAACCATACAAACCCCGACGAATGTTTTACGCCCTCGACAACTTAGTGTCCAAGGAAGTCAGTCCCTGCGAGACGCCTTGGACGGTCGCAGTCACAATCCCAGACGAAGTCCGGGGCAAGGCAGGCAAAAAAGCCCGTGACGCTTGGATCAACGACCCGACGACCCAGCACAACGTCTATTCGTCGTTCGAAGGCTTCATCGACAACCTGCGCGTTTCCTCGCCGAAGAACGAGGAGGGCAACCCGCCCCTGCGGATGCACGCGTTCATCGCGGACATCGACGCAGCCCTGACCCTCGACGAAGTCGAGAAAGGACTGCTGCGCGTGCCCTTTGCGCCGAACTGGCTGGAGCGCACGCTGTCCGGAAACGTGCGGTTGATTTGGCTGCTGGAGAAACCGGTCTCGTTCCCGAACCGCCGATTTGCGATTGAATTCTTGGAGTTCTCTCTGGCTCGGCTTCGCCTCGACATGATAGCCGTCGGGTTCGACAAGGGCGCATATCTCGACCCAAACCGGTACTACACCAACTCGGGGGAGTGGCTTTGCGCGGACGCCGACGCCCGCATCTCGGCCGAACTAATAAACGGCTGGGTGGTCGAGATTGCGGCCAAGCACGTCTGGAAGAAAGATCGCGGGGCGGTCGACATTCCGCTCCCGATTGTGCAGGCCGCAATCGAGAAAAAGTACCCGACCTTTGTTTCGGCTTGGGTGGGCGACTTTGTCGAGGGCGCAACCGGCCCGACATTCTGGGTCGAAGGCTCCTCCTCGCCGAAGTCCGCAATCGTAAAACCGACAGGCCTGTTCACCTTTTCCGCGCACGCAATCAAGCCGTTTTATTCTTGGGCGGATCTGCTCGGAAAATCGTTTGTCGAAACCTACTCGGCCGAGGCGATGGGCCGGGCGGTCGACGGCATTCTGTTCGACGGCCAGAAGTACTGGCGCAAGGACGGCTACGGCGACTGGAAGAATTATTCGAAAGAGGACACGGTCTCGCACCTCTCGATTGACCGAGGGCTTGAGAGCAAGAAGGGCGAGAACGAGTCCTCGGAGACCTCCCGGGCGATCCAGTACATTCAGAACTGGCAGAATGTCGTCGGGGCGGCTCCGTTTGTTTTCCAGCCGAACGGCGTGCTGTCGAAGCAGGGCAACAAGTTTCTCAATACGCACACCCGGCGCACCTGCCAACCCGCGCCCGGACCGGTGGTGTGGGGCCCTACGGGGCAGATGCCCTTCCTGTCGGCGTTCTTCGACGGGTTCTTTCATCCCGACTCGAAGGCCGACGTCCCGGGCAAACCGCTCGACTACTTTCTCGCGTGGCTGCACCGCTTCTACAAGGGTGCGTACGAAAACAACCTCGAGTCCGGGCAGAACATTTTCCTCTGCGGTGCCCCCGGGGTCGGAAAGACGTTTCTCAATCAAGGCGTGTTGCCGTATTTGCTGGGCGGCGGGGCCGACGCGGAGTCGTACCTCCTCGGCGTCTCGGAATTTAATTCGCAGCTCTTCGAGGTCGCATACTGGTCCATCGACGACAACTCCGCGACCGTCACTGAGGCCTCGCATCGCAAATTCTCGACGATGATTAAGAAGATGGCCGCGAACACGACCTTCCAATACCACGCGAAGTTCCGGGTGCCGTGCATGGTCGACTGGATGGGGCGGGTTGTGGTGACTCTTAACGGCGACGAGGCCTCAATGTCGATGTTCCCCGATTTCGCAATTTCGATCAAGGACAAGGTCGAAGTATTCCGCACTGCCGACACGGCCGCAGTCGCTTTTCCCTCGCGTAACGAGTGCAACAAAATTATCAGTAACGAGGTGCCGTATCTGGCGCGCTTCCTCCTCGACTTTGAAATCCCGAAACACATCCAAGGCACCAGCCGCTTCGGCGTCGTGTCCTACCACGACAGCTTCCTCATCCGCACGGCCGAGCAAGGTAGCCTTACTTCGGCCTTCGTCGAAATCTTGGACGACTGGCGTTCTTCGTATTTCAACGAGCACGGCGACTTGGAATTTTGGGAGGGCTCCGCGTATCAGTTCCTCAAAGAACTCCACAAAGATTCTGCTGGAACTGCTGCAGGAATTCGCAACTACACCGCAAAAAAGATTGGCCTCGAACTTGCCGCTGTTCGCTCCAAAGGGATCTCGGGGATCGAGCCGGTCGATACCGACGGCCTCGTCAGGACTTGGCGCATCTACAAGGCCCCGAAAGTGAAAACCAAAGAACTCCCAACCGGCAGCAAATTTCAAAACTAATGACACCAGAAGTCGATTTCTACCGGGCCCCTAAGTTCTATTCGAACTTCGAGTTCAGGGCCATGAGTTACCGCCTAAACGAACCCGTGAAGCGGGGGTACTATCCTTTAGGAGTGCCGGAGATGCTCGTGCTGTCCGCCGTCGACGAGAAGGCTCTGTTCGAATCCTACGCGCGCCGCCGCACCGTCAAGACCCGCGAAAAGTTGGTTCGCCGGTACATTTGCTGGGCGTACAAGATGGCCACGAAGCTCTGCGGCCCGCGTCTCGAAATCGACGACGCGATCTCTGCGGCCAACGTAGGACTCATGGAAGCCCTCGAGACTTTCGACGCCTCCAAGGGATCGAAGTTCACGACGCACTCGTATTTCGTGATCCGCAGACACTTAATCGAGGCGCTAGTCGGCACGTACCCGGTCCACGTCTCGCAACATATCCGGAAAAAGATGAAGATGCAGCCAATCTCCTCGGTCGAAACCGAAGAGGACGAGGCACCAAAAAGTCTCGACGAATTGTTTGAGCGACTAGGCGCGCAAACGGATTTTCAGATGGCCGAAATGTACGAACGTCCCGAAGACTGCACGTCGATTTCTCCGACATCGGTATTGGCCGAGGACGAGCTGGATCGCTCGCAGACGTTGGACAAAATTCGTATTTTTGTCGACACGAAGCTAACGCCGCTCGAACGAAAAGTTTTTGTCGGCCGCCACTACAAGGACCCGCAGGTTTCTTTTGAGACGCTTTGCACCCGACTCAAGACCACCAAGTTTGCCGTCCGGGAGGCCTACCGGACCGCACTCGAAAAAGTTCAGGCCGAATTCAAACCATGAGTACAACTCTCGTCCCCGCACTTCCCCTTCTCCCGCATGAAACCGTTTACGCAATCGACCCGGGCAACTTCGAGACTGCGTATTTTCTCCTAAAAGGCGACGGCACATTCGGGCACTTCGCAAAGATTCCGAATGCCGACTTTTTGGCGAACCTGCGCACTGCCGTTACGTTGAACTGGGAAGGGATCGTGACGAGGCCGATATTCGCCTGCGAAATGGTAGGCAGCTACGGGATGGCGGTCGGGGCCTCGGTTTTTGAAACGTGCGTGATGATCGGCCGCATCCAAGAAATCGTCGGCCCACATTTGCGGCTCATTCCTCGCAGCTCCGTTAAGTCGACAATTAAAGGACGAAACGACAGCGAGATCCGCACCCGATTGATCGAGCAGTTTGGACCCCCCGGCACAAAGAAAAAGCCCGGCAAGACGTATGGCGTTGTTGCTGATATGTGGGCCGCCTTGGCGCTTGCAGAAACGGTTCGCCGGGGCGGCTACAAGCCGTATATTTTCTCCTACGACAAGAAACACCTGTAAACATATACTTAGATGGCAAAATCAACCACACTCAATCAGGACAAGAACGACGGCGACAGCACGCCCTTGCAGCTCATCCGACTCAACAACACCGAGCGGACTTCCGTGCAGGTAAAGACGCTTCTTGAAATTGTGTCGAGCTGCGAGAATGCCGTCATTCTGATCCCCGAGGTCGGATGCACAGTGCAGATGGAAGATGAAATTAGAAAGAGCGCGACCGAGACCTACATGGCCGCACAGATTCGGTTGCGCGACCTGCTGGACGACCAAATCCGCTGGGGTCTGCACGACGAAAAAGACGATCAGGCCGCCGACCTTGTCGAGGGCAACCTCCAGATCCAAGACGCGCAGATGGCCGCCCTGAAGGCCTCGCAGCTCCCGCACCGCCGGCTCAACTGTCAGCTCAAATTGTTTGACGTTGGTTGGATTGCGTGGACCGGAAGCGATAACCCGATGTCGGATGTGCTGCACGGGATCGGCCGCTCGCCTGAGGAGGCCTTGAACCAGTTCGACAAGAATTATTCCGATACTTCTATGGTGACCCCTGCCGAGACGCCCGAGACGCCCGAGACGCCCGAGACGCCCGAGACGCCCGAGACGCCCGAGACGCCCGAAACGCCCAAAAAGAAATAACCTATGCCAATATGCCCCTACCGCCTCGCCTCAATTTCTGAGTTCCTGCACGACAACCCGACGGCTGGACGGGTTACTATTTCGAAGGCTACCGGCATTCCTCCTGCCGCTGTAGCTCGGGCCTTGAGGGCTCTGCGGTCCGAGAAACCGGTCGCATCGGCGGCTGTCCCGACAGTTCCAAAGGAGGGAAAGCAGGTTGAGTTTAGTAAGACGAGCGGCGAGGCGTCTTTAGTGTCAAAACGCGTGCTGACGCTGGAAAACCTTATCGAGCAGACGAGGGTCGATTTAAAGATCTGGGAAGTAGACCGGCATTTAGCTCACGCCTACCCGGTAGCTTCCAAGGATTCGAACGGAAAAGTCGTGGCTACGCAGATGCACGAAATCAAAGCGTGGTTTAAACGGCGCGCCCCGGTCGTAAACGCCAAAGCAGTACACGAACTGTTGGAAAAAGCAGTCAAAGGGCTTACGCCACCGCCTCGTAAGTTCACTGCGTCTCCCCTTCGTACCGCTGGCGTATCCGACCCGCACTTACTCGAAGTCAGCTTCCCGGACATCCATGTCGGCAAGCTGGTTTGGGGTAAAGAAATTGGAGGCAAGAACGGCGACATTAAGACGACTATCACTACGGTAATGGCTGCCGCCGAAGACCTTTGGTATCGGGCGTCGGTGTTTCCCATCGACGCAATTCTCTTACCTTTAGGGAATGATTTCCACCACACTGATACCCCTGCCAACACGACGACCGCCGGAACGGCTGTGGACGCCGACTCACGTTGGCAAAAAAGCTTTTCAGACGGCGTCGAACTTGCGATTAAGCTGATCGAGTTCTTTCGCGGTAAAACCCCCGGCGGCATCGACGTGCTGATGATCGCCGGAAACCACGACACTACCCGGAATTTTTTTATGGGCTCGGTACTGGCCGCGATGTATCGAAACTCTCCAGACGTCCGCATCGACAATTCGCCGAACGTCCGCAAATATTTCCGCTACGGAACGACGCTACTCGGCTTTACCCACGGCGATAAAGAGAAAGCCGAATCTCTGCCCTTGGTCATGGCCGGTGAGCGACCAGATGATTGGGCGGCCACTACTTATCGAGAATGGCACTTAGGACACAGGCATCACATGAAAGAAACCCGCTACGTCGCGGGTAACGAATTCAGCTTTGTCCGCGTTCGGATTTTGAGTGCCCTAACCAGCACTGATGCGTATCACCATAACCACGGTTACGTGGGGTCTCAGCAGGCTGCAGAAGTGTTTTTGTGGGCTTATAAAACTGGATACCGTGGTCACCTTTCTTACACCGTTCCAAAATGACGGACGGAGAAATAAAAGAGCAAAGGCGGCTGAATAAGATCGCATATAACCGTGCGTACCGACAGACTAATGCGGAGGCAGTAAAAGCCAGACGCATAGCACGTCACTTAGCGAACCCAGAAAAGCAGCGTAGGAGTAGCACTAAATATTCAGCGACTCACCGCAACGAGATAAAAGCGTACAACGACGCCTACCGGGCAAAAAACGCAGAGAGATTACGGAAAAGCAAGGCGGCTTACAGCGCAGCCAACGTCGATCACATTCGGTCCAAAAACCTCGCATACTACGCCGCCAACAAAGAGAGGGTACGAGCCAACAACGCAGCGTATTACGCGGTCAACCGAGAAAAAGTGTTGGCACAGAACACTGTGTATAATGCTTTTAACCGCGCCAAGATCAGTCGCAATAAAGCTCGATACGAAAAGCAACGCGTTGAGACCGACCCCGTCTTCCGTCTCACTAAAAATTTACGTCGCCGTCTCAGTTTGGCTTTTAAGGCTCAAAAAGGTAGGAAGAGCCAGACAACTCTTGGGTTGATCGGTTGCTCCAGAGACAAACTCCGTCAGCACCTCGTCTCGCAATTCCGCGAGGGTATGACTCTCGAGAACCACGGCAAGGTCTGGCACATCGACCACATCCGCCCGTGTTCTTCTTTCGACTTGTCCGACCCGAACCAAGCGATCCTCTGCTTTCACTACTCGAACCTGCAGCCTCTGTTCGCGGACGAGAACATGCGTAAGGGCGACCGCTGGGGGCCTACTGAAACCCGTCCGTTGGCGGCTTAGGTTAGGCCCGGAACTACTATCAAAATGAGCGATAACGGTCGAATTAGACCGATAATCGCTCATTTATGAGGCATTAAAACGCCCGACGAGCCATCGCCGCTCCGGGGCCGCCGGTAGGCGTATTCACCTTGGGAGCCACCACGGCCTGTAAATTACGGGCGCGGGCCTCCTGCACGCCCGCAGGGGCATTGGGCGCAGGAATAGACACTCCGGCCAACGGCGCAGCCGCAGCGGGCGCTTCCGCCGCCAAGACCGCCTCTGGGGCCGGCGCAGGGGCTGCAGCGGCCGCCATCGCAGCGGCGGCCGGCGGCGCAACCTGTTCGAGCTTCCCGGCCTTGTAGGCGGCCTTCAGATCCGCCTCCGTGATCTTGGCGGGGTTGAAGATCGCCGAAACACCGTCCGTGCCTTCAAACTCGGCGTAGTCGAGCCCGAGGTCCGGCAACGCGTTGAAGTTGGCGACAATGAACTCGTGTAGCGGATCGCCCTCCGCAAATGCGGCCAGTGAAATTGCGGGCAGTTGTCCGGCCTGCACAGCGTCCAGAGGGCTGGGCAGGGCAACCGGCGCGGCGGGGGCTTGCGGTGCCGGGGCCTGCGGGGCGGGAGCCGCCATTTCGGCAGACAGGGCGTCCGGGGCGATTGCAGGGGCCGCTAGGGTTGCGTTGGCGAGTTCGTTCATAATGTAAGTATCCTAGAAGGGGTTTTCGTCGTCGGTCGGCTCAACCCGATTCCGGGTCGCCGTTTCCTCCGCGAGTGACTGGTCTTTAATCTTTTGCGCGCGTGCTACAACCCTTTCAAGAACTCGACGAGAATCTTGGCCTCTTTCGAGCGTGATTCCGGCGAGGGGGAGGGTTGGGTCGGCTCCTGCTTTTGCAGGATTCTCGTTATCGAGGATTGCAGCCGTGTCAATTCCGAGTCTTTCGAGGACGGCTGCGACTTTTGGATTTTTGAGGAGTTCTTCATAGAATTCGGGCGTGTTAAGTATATCGCCTTGCGTTAGCGAAGCGAGGGTTTCCGCCGAAGAACGGCCCTCGACAGTGCCCTCAACGAGGGTCTTAAAAAACGACCAAATTGTCTCCTGTACTTCGGCGGGTTTGATGTCGAGCGTGTCGGCGACGCGGCGCACTTTGGCGTTGAAGGCCGCATATCCGGCCTTTGTGCCGAACAGAGTCTGCGAAATACCGGCGAACTGCGCCATCCACGAATCGTTTGTCGAGGCTTGAAGGTCGCCGAGGAGGTTGCGACGAAAACTTTCGACCTTAAAACCGGACATTTTGGTGTCTTCGTCAAATTTCTTCGACGACGCAATCGGGTTGTCTTCGAGGTCTTTTCCGAGCAGTGCGCGGATGGTGTTGTTTTCGCGGGCCGAAAGACCCACCAATGGTTTTACCAACTCTTTGATCGTCGCAGCCTCTTCCGGTCGTCCGGCTTCGAGATACTTTTCCCAAATATCGAACGCCATCTCCATGTTTAATTGCACGGACTGCCGGGGCGAAGTTGCGGCCAACACACCGACAAAATTTTCGGTGTCGTTGCCGAAGATCGTGCGCAGCGAACGTCCGGCGCGTTCGTACCAGCCCTTTTTCAGCATGCCCATCTTGACGGCAGCCTCAAATTCCACGTCCGGCGGCAGCTCTTTAAAGATTTCGAGCATGTCGGCCGCAGTGTTTTTGCGGATTTTAGAGCGCTCTTCGGGAGTCAGGTATTTTGCGATTTCTTTGTAGGGGCGGGTCAGCCGGACGTCGTCGGCTTCCGGCATAAAGCGCCGGTTTATCTCAAACCCGTCGGCCTCCAGTGCTCGTCCTTCCGGAAGATTCCAGATCGACTTGCGAATGCCTTCTGCGGAGAGCTGCCCGGACGCCTCGGCAAGCTTTGCGGCCTCGACGCGAGTCATAAATTTACCTTTGTTGTCTACAAACCCGAAGGCCGAAGAAGGCACGTCGTCAGTCGTCGCACCTTCGTCTACAAAACCCTGCTCCTGCATCCGCTCAAAGGCGTCGTAGTGCTTTGCTCCCGTAAAGACTTCGCCGTCGAACCGGATCGCGGCTTTGTCGACGCGCCGCTTTCCTTCGGGCATAAAGCGAACATTTCCGGTCTTTTCGTATTCTTGCAGACGGTCAAAGTACGCGCCCGTGCTTCCGTACTTTTTGCGCAACTGAGCGGCGACCTCGCGGCCCTCCGGGGTCTCGAGTCGGCTGCGCGGCGTGCGGACGTCGGTCTCCGATACCGGGGTGCCATCAACCGACACCTTCTCAAATATCTCGACCTGCTTAAAGAGATCTTTGCCCTCGCCGCGAGTGCGGATCAGCCCCACGTACCCGGCATCTTTCAGCATTATGTCCGCGCGCTGGCGGTTGGCGTCCTGCGTCCAGTCTAGCGCGTCAGTATCGCCGTCGTATATCCGTTTTCCGGAAACTGGAATTTCGTATTTGTTGCCCCGAAGCTGCGAGGGGTCGCCCTTGTTCTCAAAGCCCTTAACGTAGAAAAATACGCGCGGCTCGCCGGAGAGTTCGGACCGGGGCGTGATGCGGCTAGAGCCAAACTTTGCGGGGTCGAGTTCGCTTAGACCGGCCGCACCACGGTGGACGAGCGTGAGCGTCTTGTTTCGGATTGCGTCCGGGAGTTTCTTCGGGGCGTCAAACTGCACTTCGGGCAGGAAGCGAATGTCGGGGTTCGTCGGGTCGAACGCACCGGAGTTGCCGGTCGCGGATTTGACTTGGGTCGGTTCGAAGACGGCATAAGTATTTCCGACTTCAACGCCCGGACGAATCGGGTCTTCCTCAAAAATAACTCCGTCGTACCCGGCCTTTTTTAACCCTTCGGCAAACATTTTGCCGTCCTCGCCGTCGAGCAGCTCCCACCACGTGCGACGGTTCTGCAGCCAGTTGTAGTTCACGCCAGTCTCTTCGGCCAGAACATCGAGGTTGGTGTTTCGGTCGAGATACAGCGGGGACTTCATGTCCAAGTACGCGGGGATTGTGCGAGCGCCCGTATCGGCTCGACCTTTAGAATCCGTGACGTAAGAGGCGGCTTGTTCCGGCACGTCTGAGAAAAAGATTGCGTGCCGATTGGTCTCCACGTTCCCAAAAAAACCCATGTCGTCAAAGGTCTTGCGGCCAGACTCAAACGCCGTAAAATCTTTGGTGGTGGCGTGGTAGACTCGCTTCGGTTGACCTTTTGAGTCTACCACCACCGACACCGGCCCCTTGCGGCGACTTGTAAAAGCCTTCGGGTCCTGCCAGTCGCCAAACCATTTCTTGAATGCGGGCGTATCCGGAGCCTCCGGCATAAACGTAGCGCCCGGACCGTAGTATTTCGTCAGGTCGTCGGCATACACGCTCGACTCCATGCCGTCCTCAAAACGAACGTACGCCATCTGCGCGCCGTCGCGTGCGCCGCCCTTTTTTGGCAGCAAATCGGACACGAACTCCACGACCTTTCCGGACGGGAGTTCAAACTTGTCGCCCTCCTCGTAGCCGGTCGGCTCGACCTTTGCTATCTTGGCGCGCATCTTCTCGCGCATCGACTCACCGAAGCCCTCTAGCTGACTGTCTTCGGGCATGAACGCGGCCTGCGGGTCTGCAGCCTGCAGCAGCTCCGGCGGCACCACGGTATTTTTCTGGTCGGCAAACCGGCGTTTTGCAATCGGGACAAAATCGGCGTCCCCGGCTTTCGGCAGCGAGCCGTCTGCCCGACGCAACTGCGGACCAAAGTTCACCCAAGCATTCTGCGCCAACGTCTCGGCGGCGAGTGCGGGCTTTGCTTCGTCGGAGAACATGCGCGAGTGCGCAAGGTAGGCGTTGTACTCGCCGCGAGGGCCAAACTCAAACCCCTCGGCCGTGTGGCCAAAGTAATCGTGGACCGCCCGGAAGAGGTCGTTGTAAAGGAGGTCGACGCCGTTAATCTTGATGCCAGACTTTTCAAGCAACACGTTGTTGCCTGCGTCTGCGCCTTCACCAAAGGCGTTCTTTGTCAGGAAAAAATAGAGGTGTTTGTTGTCGCGAACGTCCGCGAGCATCGCCGCAGAGTTGGCGTATGGCTCGCCCTTGCCCTCGTAGGGCTCAATCTCGATGCCGTTGGCGAGCATCTCGTCGTACTGAGCGCGAGTCTCTTCGGAAAGCGCCCGATACGCCTTCTGAACCTCGGGGTTCTCGGGCTCGTTTTTTGCGTTCTCGTAAAAATCGGCGATGCGCCTAAGCGTCGTCTCGTTGACGGGTGCGTAGGTGTCGTGCGGAGCGGCTTGGATTCCAGCCTTTTGAGTGTATCGGGCTGCGACACTGCGCGTTTCGTCGTTGCCTTGCGGGCGACGGGGAGATCCGGTCTCGGGCATAAAGCCCGCCTGAGTAATCGCGACATCCGCCGCAGGCATTGCGACATCGGGACGCACTTTGATCGCCGAGGTGAAATTCTCGGTCGGGAGATTCTCGACTGCGGAATTGAGGATGCGGGGGTCGAAGCCTTTCTGAAGCAGCGCAGCCCGGAGCGCGTTGTTGTCGGTGAGCGGGCGACCCTTATCGTCGAAACCGACCGTAAGGGGGTCAATGCCGTTCTGCTTTGCGAACCTCGCCGAGAACTCCATGCCCGGCGTGCGCGTCGCCTGCTGCTCGAGGTTCAGGAGCAGATTAAAGAGTTGGCGTTTGTTGGTCGGAAGAGCGACCGGGACGAAATTCGGGTCCTGCGCGGTAATGGTCCCGGGCCGGGTATCTGCGGGCAACGATAGCTTCTTCCCGTCGCCGCCGTAGCCGTGCGCTTGGTTGTCGAGGTAGGTCCTGAAATCCGAGACGAGAGCATCAGAGGCGAGATACTCTTGAGACACGCCAAAATTGGACAGAGTCTCCGCAATTGCCGGAGTCTCTTTTGCGAGCCCGCGCAACAGGTCAAGATTCTGACCAACCTTGTCGACCGACATGCCGTAAATGCCGCCCGGCTGACGTGGCGCACCCTCGCCGTAGAGGCGGGCGTTTGTGGCGGCGTCGAGCTTGTACGAAGACCAGCGATACGGGACAAAGAGCTTCTGAAACGTCGCGCGGAACGGGTTCGGTTCGCCGGATTTCTCGAGCGCGTCTGCGGCTTTTCGCTGGGCGGCTCGGACGATTGCGTCAGGAGACTGAACCGGGGAGGCGGCCGCGTAGTAGTCGGTCTCGACGGCCGGGATCTCGGCGCGCGGGGCGGACATAAGGCCTTCGAGGACCTCGCGGTTTGCGGTGTGGAGCGCATCGGGGGCCTTGGCGGCGAACTTGGACGCGGCACCGGGGCGCAAGTTTGGCGTTGCGACCGAGCCCTGCGGACGAGCGACATTCTCGACCTGCTTTGGTGCAACGGTGGTGGCGGCGGTCGCAGGCGTAGGTGCAACGGCAGCACCGAACGGCGTCTGCGGCGTCACAGGCGAAGCCGGGAACACCGTCTTGTTCGGATCGACTTTGCCCGGAGAGATCGGGGAAACAAGAGAGGCCTCGTCGGTCGTAGCGATCAACCGTTTGCCGGTGTCGGGGTCGATGAACTCAATTTCGTAGGTGCCATCCTCGTTTTTCCGCAGAACCTTCGCGTCCTCGGCAACCAGCATTCCGTTCTTGTCGCGAATCTCGCCAATTGGGTCACCTTTCTTGAACCCGGGAACGACCGGCTTTGCTTCGACCTCGCGGATGTTGCCCAAAGGAGATGTTGGCGCATTTGCGGGAACCGGCGCGATTGGCGCATTTGTGGCGCGATCTGCAGGGCCTTCTACTGGCGGTAAGGTAACGTCAATTGGAGCGGTTTCACCGTTGATCGTTGCGACGGTCGTGTTGTCGAGCTGCCGGGCCTCGATGAAATTTTGGTAGAGTTCCGCGAGCGCGGCCGACGGTTTGTAGCCGAGTTCGGTGCGGACTGCCGCACTGTTGTCGGTCGTCAGTCGGCGCGCGCCACCCTTTTCGAGAACCGCTCCAATAGAGACGCGAATGCGGTCGGCAAGACCGCGAGGCGTACCGAACTTTTCGATTGGGACGCCGTTTAGGTAGGCCGAAAAGTTCTCCGCAATGTACTCTTGGGCTGCGTAATCGTCAGAAATTTTGACCCGCTCGGCCTCCGGGACCGGAGTATAAGAACCGTCTTCGTTGCGTTTTTGGTTGAACAGATCCTCGTAGCGGGTTTTGAGCTGCGCAAAGTCGTCGGGCCGAATGGTTTTTGAGACCGTATCGAGCAGGGCCTTTTTCTGGGCGTACGGGAGGCTTGCATAAAATGCGTGGCCGACTTCGTGCCCGAGCGAAATCCCGCCGTTGCTGTCGGCGTTGATGACAACAAGGCGGCGCTTCTGACCGGGAATCTCGACCGAGAACCCGGCCCGGCCCTGCTCCGACCCGGCGTATTGTTTTGCCAGAGCGTCTGCAGTGGCGCGGTCTGCCAGATAGATTTCGGTTTTGATCCCGTTGGCGTCCGGCTTGACAAAGAGCTTCTTCAAGGCCTCTACGGTCTGCGCGCCCTTGTTTGAGAGCGTGTCAAATACCTGCTTCGATTTGGCCTCGACGACGTTGCCTTGATCTTGAGAATAATAGGAAAACTCCGGACGCTCGTATGCGGAGTCCGGGGCCTTTGCGGTAGCATCCCGAAAAGCCGAGTCAATCGAGAAATATCGGTTGCCAGCACCTACGACTTGGCCGACCAGATGGCCGCCTACGCCAAAGGCCGCGCTAGAGCCCAACACATCCGCGACGTCCTGCTCGTCCCGGGCCGACAACGCAAAAGGAAGCCCCAAGGCAAGACCGGTTTGACCGCCCTCAACAATAGAGGGCTTGACAAAATTGACCGCGCTCTCGGCAAATCGACCCATCGGTCCGAGTGAGGCCTTTCCGGCGATCTGGTCGCCAACTCGTACTAACGTACGCCCGCTTGATTTAAGGACATCCGCGACCGGTCCGGCACCCCTAACGGTTCCGGCCCCGATAAGGGTTGCGAGCATCGCGGTAATGGGCTCCGCGCCTCCGGCGAGCGCCGTTGCGCCCGCAACTGTTCCAACAACGGCCGGGCTGTCGGACGCACGGACGACTCTTTGGCCGGCCCCAGAAACCGTCGCACCAACGCCACGACGGAGCACACCGACCGTCTCTGCGGCGTTTTCAACGTCCGAAATCTTTTGTAATCCTTTCGCAACAACCTCTACACCGCCTGCCGTGCGAACTCCAAGCCCAAGAGCGTTGCCAACCTTGCCGACGACAAACCCGGCACCAAACGGAATCCAATTTAGCGGGTCGTAAGCAACCTGCAGGTTTTCCGAGACCTCGGGACGGATCGGTGAACCGAGTGCGGCGGCCTTCTCGCGAATACCTCCGGGCAAAAACTTGCCTTCTGCGGCCGCTTTGAGAGTCTGCACACCGCTAATGTCTGCGTCAGCTCGACGTTCGTATTCTTCGTCGGATTGAAGGGTTACTTTTGCGGGTTGCGCAACGAGCAGCGGGTTGCGCAGAACGTCGAGACCGCGAGAGAGGCTCGGTTTGGAAAAAGTCACGGAGTCCGAAACATTCTCTACAGCCTTGCGAGCAAGTTCGTACGTTGATACAACTGCGCCAGAAATAGCGGAACCGGCCTCTCCGACGGCCTGTAATTGTTCGGCGGGATTACCCGCGAACAGGGATTTGACGTTGTTTGCGACTGCCGGGATTGACTCGGTTACGACTGAATACAGGGTTCTACCGGCGACCCCCGGCAGAGCCAGCGCAATCTTTGCGACGTCGTTAAGGGAGTCCTCGGCAGACTTTGACGCCTGCTTTTTTTGACGGTCCGCGAGGGCCTTTACAAACAGGGGGCGGAGCGTCGGGTTGTCGCCGTATTCGGACGCCGTTTGGACGGCCGCGCTGTAACCATCTATCCCGGCCAGAGCCTCCGTAACAGTCTGCTCCGGGGTGTAGGTTGCAGGGATGAAATCTTCATCCTCCTGTGCTACAGGTGCGGGGATGAAGTCTTCGTCGGTCGCTATCGGAGCTGGAAAAAAATCGTCGGTAGGTGAGTCGGCCATCTACCTAAAGTATCCGATTACTGGGCCTTCCAGCCGCTAAGACCGTTTGGCAACACAACAAACTCGTAGTTTCTACCGTTAGCTTGTTTCACTTGACCCGGCTTTCCTGAAACACCCGAGAGGCCTTGTCCGACGTTGGCCGGGGCTGCTTGATCCGACAGATTTCCCAGACGCGACTGCGTGTCCGATTTGCGTTTTTTGTAGGGTTCAGCGAGCGTGTTAAGATACTTAATGGTCTCGTCTAGTTTGGCCTGCGCGGCCTTTGGATTTACTAGGTCACCGGTCGTGGGCAACATCGTCGTAAGCCGAGCAAACTCGTCGCCGGTGACGCCCGATCCCGACAAATCCTTAATGATCGTGTTGCTCAAAGCCGAAAGCTTTGAATTAAGACTTGCAGTTTCGGTCGATTGCAGCCACGTCCCAAAGGCTCGCGTACCAATAGAGGCCAGACCCTTTGCGGGGGTGTTAGCATAGTCTGCGGCCACGGTCTGCCAATAACCACCTCGGTTTTCGTCAGCGTACAATTTTAGGGCCCCCTTGGCGTCTTCGGCCAACTTGAGGGTCTGATCCAGCGCAATTACTTTTTTTGCGTCGGGCGAATCGCCTCTGCGTATAGTGATGTTGCCGTCTGGGCGGTCTGCAGACGGGACGCGCGCACCGTTTAGCGTGCTGTAGGCAAAAGTTTTTTGAACGACCTCTTTTGTGATTGGGTCTTCTATCTGCGCAGTCCGGTATTCAATCAAAGGAGAGAACGGCAGGTCGTAGAGGCTTTTTTCGGTCCGCTGCGACAGGGCTCCGGGCTTTGCCAAATAAAAAGGAGCCGGAGGGCTGGAAGGTTGTATTGAAGCGGCTTGAGCTGCTTCAAGTTTACCTTCTATAGACCCTCTTTGTTTACCGGTCTCGGTTGCTAGGGCTATTGCTTCCGTTTGTTTGGGGGTACTTAAACCCGAGAAGTTGACGTTTGCGAGCAACGACCGCTGTTTATCTTCAAGGCCTAACTTGGTTATGTCGGTGGTAAATTGAGGCAGACCCGCCTTAATTCCGGCCTCCGTCTGCGCTTGCGAAAATTGCGACCCAGCCGTCTTTGCGCCTGCCTCTGCGATGGCGGCACCAGCAAGAGGCTGGAAAGTGGGGATCGAGGCCTGAGCCTGTGCGGTAGCGGCCTGCGCCTGCGCGAGCTGCTGCTGCACCATTTGCGGCAGAGTGATAACGGCCTGCTCGGCGGCCTGACGGTCGTACTCGTTCTTCGCTTTTCGTGCCGCAATCTCGGCCTTCTCGAGCGTGAGTCGGCTCTGCAGATTCTGAAGCCCGGCGAGTTCAGTCCCGAGCTGCACGCCCGCGCGCGCGGAAAGAAGCATCCCCGCAGCGTCTGGCGCGAAGAGGCGTGGATCGACCTGTGGGGCCTGCGGGACTACCGAGACGCCGGGGAGCTGTTGTGGGAGTGCCATTATGCGACGTAGTTAGTTCTGACGGGGCTTCCTCCGGACTTAACCAGTCCTGCGACCGCCGTCGGGTTATAGCCAGTGGGCATAGGGGTGGTAGGAGCTGCGTTGAAAGCCCCGCCCGCGTAAAGACCGGCGGCGGTCGTGCCTAAGCCGAGCAGCGCGTTGAGCTGTTGATTCTTGGTCTGCTGCGCGATTGCGGCGTTGTTTGCATTGACCTGATTTTGGGCATTGCTCTGACCCGAGTAAAGATTTGCGATGTCGGTTGCAGATAGGCCGGCGTTCGGCATGGCTCGGCTGTCGATAATCTGGGCAAGAAGACCGGTTGACTGCAGGTCCTGTCCGGCAGCGCTCGAAGCCGCACCGTAACGATTCATAAAGTCTTGCAGCTTTAGGTTTTGGCCCTGCAGGCCGAGCTGCGCCATCATATTTCCTGCGGTCTGCGCGTTCTGAGTACGCATGTTGCCCAGCGACAGAGAGGTCAAACCCAGATCCCGGGCGACTAGCCCTCGAGCCGCGCCGGACCCCGAGATCCCGGCAGAACCGGCACCCTGCAGGGCCGCACGGGTCGCGGCCGATTGGGTCTCGGCGTCGAGCTTCCCGCCGAGGTTGAGCTGGCCCATAATCCGGTCCGCAGAGGCCTGCAGGAGTGGATTGGACGAGACAGAAGAGTCCGCGATAGGACCGCCCATCTGGCCGAGCAAAGAATTGCGGGCCGCGAAGCCTGCGGTGTTCTGGTTCGCGAGGTTGCCTAGAGCGATGTCGGTCGTGCCGCGCAGGATCGTGGTCCCGGGAAAATACTGCGACTCCAGACTCTTAGACTGGGCAAGAGTCTCGGCGGCGTTTGTGCGCGAGTCCGCGATAACTTTGGAAATATCGAGCGGCGTGTAATTCTGGGATTTTGGCTTGTTGAGAAGCGTTACGCCCGCACCAAGAACGGCCGAGCCTCCGATAGCGGTCGCTACCCAAGTGGCACGGGAGTGCGTGGGGTGCTCGTCCGAGAACTGAGCGCGCTGCATTTCATCGTGCTCGTCCGTGCGGCGTTTTTTGCGGCGATTGAAGTCGATCATTTGATTTCTGCCAGTGCGGCGACAAGATTTGACGGTAGAGCCGCCGCGTTGTGCGGGTCGTGCGGGAAGATGATTTCCTCTTCTACGCTCGCGACGCTGGTCTGCTGGGTCGGATGAAAGGTTTTCCAGACGCAATCGGAGTGAGTGTAGAGCGCGCGACGGGTTCCGGCTTTTGTGACGCCAAAATAGGGGGCCTTGATATGCTCGATACCTTTGCCCTCGATCCAGACCGAAACCTCGCCCGACACGACGACAAACTGGTGGTCTGTTTTGTGAATCTTTGAGGTCACAAAAGTGTCGGCGGGCATCGTAATTTCGCGGCCGTAGAGGCCGGGCGTAAACGTGTGAACTACCGGGCACTCGACCTGCGGAAATCCCGCAACCGACGCCTCGAAGGCGTTGAGAGTGTCGCACGTCGCGGCGAGCGCGGCGGCCTGTTCTCCGGGAGAGGTACGAGTGATCGAAAACATTTTAGACGAGCCGGAAACCGCCGAAGCGACTGTTAGCGTTACCGGAAATGCGTAGGCCGTTTGCTACCGGGGTGGTTTCGGAGGCCGAGACAACGACCCGCGCGAAGTCCGTGCCGTTTGCGACCAGCGTGCCCATGCACGACACGCCGAACCGGGAATTAAGGGCGGTGGCATTGGTGAGCGTAGAGGCGACCGCGCCGGGGTTGTTTACCGACTGGATGTTGGTAATAAACTGGACATTCGTCGAGGCTGCGGCGGTGTCGTCGACCTGAAGCTGAACGTAGAACATCCAAACCGATCCTGCGGGCATCGGCACCCGAAAATTTGCCGTATCAAAGGTAACATTGCTCTGAAAGCGAACCGAGTTAAACTCGACCACATTGTCGTTGCCGTCGGTCGTGATTGGCTGCTCGGAACCAAGCGTGACCTCAAAGTAATTCGACGTGACGAGCGGGGGCGGGGTCTGCCATGCCGGTAATCCGCCGACGAGGGTAAGCGTCTGACCGTTCGTGCCCGAGGATGCGAGCAGTTCGGCGGGCCGGCTGGACCCGTTGTAGTAGAGCAGGCTGCCCGCCGTGCCGCCCAAAAGTTTTGCGAGCGTTACGGTGTTGTTGACGAGTCCCGCGCCGTTCTGAGTCGCAAACGTGTACGCGCCGAGTCCGACATCGAAGACGCGCCATTCTGTCCCGTTAAAGAGTACGGGCCCGAGGTCGCTCGACGGGATGCTACCGCCGTTCTGGAAGGCGCTCCACGGTGCCGTTGGGGCAATCGTCAGCCGATCCACAATTGCGGTCGCAAGCTGTTGCGGCGTGCCCGCGAAATTGTTCGGGAGCGGGGCGAGCGAGATGTTGAAGTCGACCGGGGCTGGCATGTTTTAATTTAGTTGGTCACCAAGAAATTTACACGGCACTCACCTGAGTGCGCGGTATCCATGTAGATCGTGAACGACCCGGCCGCCGGGACTACTGCGCCAAGCCGGTGAGAGCCGGCGGTTCCCTTGGATACGAAAATAATGCTGTTCGTATTGACCAGACTGTTCGTAACAACCAACGAAGAATCGCTTGAACCGAAATTTACGGAGCCGGATACTGCGTTGATCGTTCGAGCGCCAACAGTGCCGGGCGTAGTGATCGTTTTCCCTGTAAAGATTGGGTTTTTGCAGGTCACCGCCCCGTTTGTGGCAGAGATGTCGTTTGCCGTAATTTCTACGCCCGAGGTGGAGATGCTTCCCGACTCAACGACTATGCTTCCCGGGTCTACGGTTAGCTGCCCATCGACATTTAGATCGCCGGCAGCGTTAATATCTCCGTTTGCGGTGACGTTGTCTGCGGTGAGCCCGTTTGTTAATGTGACGGTCCCTGCAGACGAGATCGTGACCGACGTGGTGGCCGCGTCGTTGCTCAACGTGAGCGTGGTCGGTTGGGGGGACGTTAAAACAGCATTTAAAACCGCAAAGCTACCGTTGTTGTCCCAGAGGGTGTATAGCCCGTTATCAGTCGGGTTTCGTCCAACATAAATAGCCCCGTTGACGGTTGACACGTCGCCTACTTTAAATCCAAAATCGGGGCTTATCTCAACCCGGTTATAGAGGGTGCCGCCAAGGTAGGGGCTGATTAAGTTTCCGGTAAGTTTATTCGCCGCCAACGACGAGATCTGACTGTTCGTAACCTGTCCGGTAATCTTGGCCGCCGGCAGAGCGAAGAAGCTGTAGGCAACCGTAAAGTTGATCGCGCTTGCGCCAATAATTGGCGGCGTCGCGTTTGAGAGCACCCAAAGCGAGCCCCCGTTGACGGTGCCGTATTTGACGTAGGTTTGAGCGCCGACCTTGAGTTCGCCGGTCGCATTTGCATCGGCCGCACGGGTCCAAGTACCGTTAGACCCTGAGCCAACAGTCGCGACGTAATAGATTCCGTTTTGGCGGTTGTCTGTTTGATCCTTTACTAGGATTCGGTCGTTGAGCAGAAGCGTCCGACCGTCGAGCGTCGACGGGGCCGCACCCTCAAGCGTGAGGTTGGCGGTAGTGGCCGCATCGACGGCCGCGTGAACGTCGAACCCCTGAAAGGCGAGGGCGTCCGCGTAGGCTTTGGTCGCGGCGTCGGAGCTGACCGTCGGGGCCGGAAGACCGGTAACGCTGGAGCCCGTTATCGCGCTCCCGGAGATCGCGCTGCTGGTAATCGTGCCGACCGTGAAGGTCGAGCCGGTGAGCAGAACGCCCGCGTACGAGCCCCCCGAGGCGAAGGTCGGCGTGGGGTAGCAACCGCCCACGATGCTGTTCGCTTGATTGACTAGGTCGTTAAGATCGGTGCAGCCGCAGGACATTTGTAGAAGTATCGGAGTTACGGTCCGGGGTTAATTGCGCGCACCCGCCAAGTACCGCTGCCGGGGTCAATAGTCCCTCCGGTGGAGTTGTAAAGGGTTATGCGGACTACGTTGGGCGAATGGACGTTGGCGGTCGCAGTCAAACCGTTTAGATCGTAGGGAACGCCAAGGGATATGGTCGCCCCAAACTTGACGCCGCTGACGGTTAAGGTGGTGTTATCTTGTTGACCGGGTATAAGGCTGCCCGGGTCCCAAGTTATAGACCCCTGACAGTCGACCGAATTGGTGGTTCCGCTGTCGTCGAGATAGGTAGGCGGGGCCGTTACAAATATGTTGTTTCGGATTTGGCAGTTTGACGTTGCAGGCCCTAAAAAGAAGCCGGTCGTAGCGACGCGATCAATGACGTTGTCGTGTATCTTCACAATACCGCAGTTATCTGTAAGATAGAACGCGAAGTGGGGTCGGTTTTTGAGTTGGTTGTCGTAGATATCCGAAAAGGATACTCGATCTAAGTAGAAGTGATATTTTAAAAACGCATCGTTTTCGTCGTTAATCAGCAAGCAGTCACTGATGTTTACGTTTGCCACGTTGAATATCCGGAACGACCACCCAAGTAGGTAGGTCTCCATCTCAAAGTTGTTGACGTTAAACCAAGGGATTTGAGTGCTGTCTCCATTTAAAAAGGTTACCCCTTTCTGCAGCCCTACCGCAATGCAATCCCGGAGCGTCCAACCTTCGCAGCGAACTCCTACTGCGCCCGCCGTATCGTCGGGGTATCCGTTGGCGTCTAGCCCTCCGCAATAGAATGCGCGGGACATAAACGCAAACTGACACTCTGACACGAGGCCATTGACTGAAAACGCGTTGTCGGAGTTGACAACAATTGCGTTTCCGGTGCCGTTGACTGTCCCAACAAAGCCGTTTGTTTGGCCCACAAACAAACAGTTGCGGATAACTGTGTTCCAGCATCCGTCATTTTCTAAAGAGATGTTTGCGTAGTTGGTGAAGTCCCCTTGAAAGGCGATGCGATAGAACTCGCAGCCGGGGGCTTCGTGGAATGAACCCATCGAGTTTTTTATCCGTATCAACCGCTTTACGTTTGGCGCAGATGGTTTAATTGTAAAATCCGAAAAAGTTGCAAAGTTGAAGCGTTGATCCCCGACGCCGGTAATAAAGTTAAAATCGAAAAGTGCCTCGGCAGTAGTGGATGAGAGGCGTAATACTGTGACGCCTTTACCTTCTCCGCGAATCGCGAGTTGGCAATTTGGGTTGGCCCCTAAAGTGATCGCGGCGTTAAAGTCCCACTGTCCTTGTGGGATTACGACGGTCCCGCGAGTAGCTGCGACGGCGGCGGTGACGGCCGCTTGTAGGGCGGTCACATTTTGTGAGGCTGTGTTTCCAGCTACAAGACCGTAATTTGAGGCGTTAAATACTCCCGACCCCGCCGGGTTGATGTAGTTTATGGAGACGTCAGTTTCAGCGGTGCCCCAGCATTGAAAGAGAAATTGAAAAGTCTGACCCGGGGGGATTGTCGTGGGGAGTACGCCGTTTGTTTTCCAAGAGGCAAGCAGCGACCACGTAAGTGTCAGACTGTTTGCTGTTGGGTTGTAGAGTTCAAGAACGCCTGAGGCGTCGTTTGCTCGGGTCCCTGTAGCTAAAACTCTGAGGTTGCCCGTAAGAACGATGCGACTGCGACTAAACGAAAAATTAAAGGTAATATCACCCGCAGTGGCGTAGCCGAGTTCTGGCGCGAGTTTAAGTTGAGTGATGGCCGCGACGCTTAGGGTGGCGTTACCGCCCTGATACACCAATTCCGCGTTAGCGTCGGGAAGCGTAAAAGTTTTAATCGAGCCCGTAGGCCCGGAGAACTTTACAAAATCGCTGCCCCCTGCGAGCGCGGAAAGCGCGGTGTCGAGGGGCTGAGAAGCGGCAATGGCTGCGGCTTGAGCTGCGTTTGCTTTGGTTGTCGCGTCTGTCGCGGCTGCGGCAATGGCTGCGGCTTGAGCTGCGTTTGCTTTGGTTGTCGCGTCTGTCGCGGCTGCGGCAATGGCTGCGGCTTGAGCTGCGTTTGCTTTGGTTGTTGCGTCTGTCGCGGCTGCGGCAATGGCTGCGGCTTGAGCTGCGTTTGCTTTGGTTGTCGCGTCTGTCGCGGCTGCGGCAATGGCTGCGGCTTGAGCTGCGTTTGCTTTGGTTGTCGCGTCTGTCGCGGCTGCGGAGGCAACAGATGCGTCGTTGCCGTTAAGTTTTTGGATCGCACCCAAGATGGAGTCGGTTGCAGCAACCACGCCTGCGCCAGAAACGTAGCCGGTCAAAACCTTGGCGATTACGGCACCGTTTGCGACGTCTGAGGCAATGCCGGTGACGTCGCCGGTGAGGTTGCCCGAGATCTGGCCGCTTGCCGAAAGGGTTCCGAGGATTGCGGTGCCCGTAGACGTGACAGTAAGCGGTTCGCTTGCGTTAGACCCGTTGGAGCGCGCCAAACGGACCGCAAAGGTGCCAAGAGTCGAGGCGTCTGGGCCCCAGCTCCAAACGCGCGCTTTGCCGCTGATGTAGTCGAGCGCGGACGACGGCCCGTCAATTGTGGCAGCCCCCGTAACGCGGACCGAGTTTACCGCCGAGAGGGCAGTAAACACGCCCGAGGTGCCGTTGATTACGCGGGCGCTAAAGTCTCCGTCAACGTTGCGCGCGACGATTGCGTTAATTACGTTTACCGAGGTCGCGGTCGTTGCGCTGTTGGAAACTTTTCCAGAACTGGAAATCGTAGCAAGTTTTGAGTCCGCGATGGCCGCGCTTAAGTTGATGTCGTCGTTTACAATCACGCCCGAGGCGATGCTCGTAGCGTTCCCGACGCTCAACACGTCGCCGGTTAGGTTCGCGTTCGTGGTTACAGTCCCTGCCGTGAGTCCGGAGGCGGTGCCGCTCAAATTAGTGGCCATGCCGCTAGCAGGGGTGCCGAGCGCGCCGCCAAAAACGACAGGTGCGCCGGCATTGCCGACGGCTACCGCGAGGGCTGCAGCGACGCCGGTTCCAAGCCCCGAGACGTGCGAGCCGATTCCGACCTTGCCCCAAGAACTGATGGTGTTGACTCCCCCGGAAAGCAGGACATTCCCGGCCGCGACGGCGGCGAGTCGAGTTAGCGCCGTAGACGAGCTGGCCTGAATTAAATCTCCGATTGCGTAGGTGGTGTTTCCGGTGCCTCCGCTCGCGGGCACGAGCGCTCCGCCGAGCTGGAGTGTGCCCGTTTCGGTAATCGGACTTCCGGTAAAGGAGAGGCCCGTAGCGCCGCCGTTGGCACTAACCGAGGTGACGGTACCGAGTGCGCTAAGTCTTGGATCGGTCGTAAGAACGAACGAGGACGCGAGAATTTTCCGCGATCCGCCGGAGACGCCTCCAAGCTCTACAAAGTCGTCTATGAGGGGACTTAGTGCGGTTACGGGAATTTGTGGGATCGTGTAGGACATTTAGAGGCTGATGACGCGGAACTCTTCGTCTGAGGTTATTCTTGCCGTTCCGTCCGCGACGGTGCGTAGATAAGGATCGGTGGTAGGGAGGGTTGCCGACTGCGTTACGTAGTCGGTTTCAAGCCCCGGCACGCGCGACGTGGGCAAGATAAACGCGAACTTGGGGGACTGGTTTCGGCTAGGTAAGACGACGTCGGAAATCGTGGCGTATTCGATTTCAAAAACACGCGGAGTAGGAAGACCGTAAGCAAATAGGGCGCGCTGTTTTCTCCCAAGTTGGATTGCGGAAACCGCAGTAGCGTACTCGATCTCCACCACGCGCGGAGTCGGTAGACCGTATACCGCCATGCCGCCAAAATTTACGCGTGCGTCAGACATGGCGGTTATTCTTTAAGTACCCTTAGATTTACAGCATTCAACTCCCGCACGACGCGGAAATTAAAACCCTGTCGCCGGTCTCGTTGAACGATTTATCGCCGGTCGAAGATTCCTGCTCTCCGTCCGCAAAAATACGGTAGCTTCGGATCGCGGCTACGCCCGACCAAACAATCAAAAGCGAGAACGCGATGTCGATCCAATCGTTCTGGTTTGATTCGACCCCGCGCGAGGTGCAGGAGGACGAGTCCTCAAACCCTTGCACGGCCGGGGTGCGGACGATGCGCTGCTGCGGGTTGTAGGTCTCGTAAAGGGACGAAGTTTCCAAGGCGTTTGCGGAGCCTTCGGTAGCGTCAAAATTCCACTCGCCTAAAAGTTTGTAGCGCCCTCGGGTTCCGGCCCAATACACCTTCAAGTTTACCGCCCCGCGCACCTGCTCCAGCGATACCTCGGCAAATTTAAAGCGTTTGCGGTTAAGACCGGAGGCCTTTTCCCCAAAGTCGAGGTGGGCTTTTGTTTCGACAAAAGAAAGAATCGGAAGCCCGTCGTCTAGCCCCTCGGGTATAAACGAATCCCAAACTCGGTTGGTTCCGGATGCGTCTACGGAGGCGTGGGCGCTGCGCAGACTGCCGTTAAAGAGCCCGGTAGCCCACTGCACGGGACGTGTTCCGGTCCAGACCGAGGACCAGCCCTGCGTCGAGCTGCCCCGCGAATCCGAGAGAACGGTCTGATCGAGCACCCAAGTGTGGCGGTTAAATTTGTCGCCGTTTGGGACCGAGCAGACGATAAAGTTTTCGTAAAAACCGAGCGCGGTCTCGGAGAGGTTGGCCCAAAGATTTGATTTGGATACGGCCATCGCGGTATCCTGTGGGACTAGCCTCGACGTGACGTAGGCCGCTTGGGCGGCGTCGATATTTACAAGCCCGGTAGGGCTCATCCACCAAAGCATTCCATACGACTGTAGGACGGAGCGCGAGGATGCGCACCCGACATTAACTAGCAGGGGCCGCTGGAACTGGTCGGTAGTTTTCCAAGCACTCCGGTTTCGAATGTTGCTCCGAAGTATCCACGTTGAATTGAGGCAGAAAACAATCAGGACCGGGTTATCCGCCGAGGGCAGTTCGCGCAGCGCAACGACCTGCTCCGGAAATTGAAAGTAGCCGCCCTCGGCCGCGTATTCGTTTTCCTCAAAGGAAAAGGGGTTTGAGATGTCGCTCGCAAACACGAGATTGTTGCGGGCAACCCAGAGCCGATCCCCCGAGAATTCGATTGGGCCTCCGACTGGGGTCCCGATGCGCTCGTCGACCGAGGCCGACGAAGCGGTGCCGTCTCCTAGCCCCGCGCCGGTCGCGATAAACGAGGTGCCCGCGACCGAGTTTGCGGCTCCGATCAAAGTAAAATCCGTCGTGCCGGTTGAAACAATCGTGTACTGGGTGCCGACAACAAACGCCCCGGCGTCAATTATTGGGGTCGTGGTGACGAGCGGGTTGACGTGGCCGCTTGTTGCGCCATCCCAGAAGGCCGTCTTTGTGTACCCGCCGTCCGTTAGGAACAGGACGCGTTTGGGGGAGATGACAGAAATTGTGCCGTCGCTGTTTCGCTCCGAGGCTTGGACGGCCGTGCAGGCGTACACCTCTTTCGCATACTGATAGAGCTGGATATTTGGAAGTTGCGTGTAGGTGATTACGTTGTCGGTGTTAGGAACGAGTGAGGACTCGTAGACCCTTCCGGCCACAATTGCCACGTAGCGGCCCTCGCCTGAGATGGGCCTGAAGTAGTAAAAGCCTTGGAGCTTTCCGTTTGGAAGCGCAAAAAGCTGACGATACCCGGGGCGTGTGCGAATGATGCCCCCGCGATGGATCGTGTTCTGCGCGTGCCGATACGAGCGGTCGTCGATAAACATCGGATCGACCGACGACGACATGCCGCTCGTAAAGAAAGCCGAACCGCTGATGCCCAGCCCCGCCTTAATGACTGTGGGGGAAAGCATATTTTACCAATCCAGCCGGTCCGTTTTGTCGGCGATAAGGTTTTGGTCCGCCATCTGAATAGACGGGCCGGACGGGACGTTGACCGAGAGCTGTTTTTTAATGAGGAGCTGCACGGCCTTCGTCTGGTAGAGTTCCGCCTCTTGCACGTTGTCCTCGTCGAGTTTTTTTAGGGCCTTCGCCATCAAGATTATGGCGTAGCGCGAGTGCAGCGGAATGATGTCGCTGTCCGAGGACAGAACCTGCGTGGCCTTACGAAAAGCGATGCGCGCCCATCCGCACCCGCAATCCGAGATTTGGAACTGGCGGTATTCGGGGTTTTTATCTTTTGGCAGATACTGCCCTAAGATATATTGGGGGACGTTGCCCGACGACAGCGCGTACAGGGAGACCACGCCCACGGTAACGGGTTTTTCGATACGTACGATTGAGCGGATTGTTTGCGTTGTAAAGTTTGGAATAGTGCCCGTAAAAACTACCGGAACTAGAACGCCGTCGACCGGTACTCCGGACTCAATCGAACGAATCCAATTTCCCGCGCCGTCGTAGCCGTAAACTCTGAACGAGGTACCGGCATCTGCGGCAACCTCGGATACCGCGCAGACCGTACTGCCGGGGCTTGGCGGATCGCGGAACACGCACACGGGGCGGTTCTCCATCCAGTGGCCGCTAACCCTGCGGTTTGCGTCGCCGGGACCGTTAAGATGGTATTTGAACAGAAAATCGTGCGTCTGCATCGGCCGTCCGCCGACATTTACCGCCAGAACGGTGCCGACGGCCGCCGGGAGCGTTACGATGCCGTCCTTGCCAACGATTACGTCAATCTGACCGAGAAGGGGGTCCCATTCGGATTCGGTCGCAAGGATTTCAACCGCGTCGTTGAGGCGGTTAAAGAAAACGGTGTCATCGGCACCGCCGAGCACTCGTTTGACGTCGTCTTTGACGTCTGCGACGGTGAGCATCGACATAAAAGGCTCCCGTTTACTCTACTTCGTCTTCCGAGATGTCGGAAGAGGCCTCTTCAAACAGTTCGTCGATGGATTTGTCGGTATCCTGCTCGTCTTCGTCCTCTTCTACTTCCTCGGGCTCGCACGCGCGAATCTCAAGCAATCGGAGAGTCGCGGAAGCGCGGGCCGGGGAGTCTCCGGAGGCCTCGGTGGCGGTCACGGGGCCCTTCTTGTACATAAAAGTTATGCAGCCCTCGTCCGGAAGGTCTAATACTGCAAGATCGTCAAGGTAGAGCGGCAGACCGCGACCTTCAAACATCGAGCTGGGCATGGCCGGCTCGTTGTACTGCGACTTTTTGGTGAGATCTACTTTCATATCTTCAAGTATCCGAGAAAGCGGACCTACTCCTTCTTGAGTTTGTCAAAAGTGCGGCGCTGGATGCGGTAGGTGTAGAAGCCGGCGAGCGCGCCAAAGACGGCCGCCGCCAGAGCGAACAGGGTTTTTGCTAGGTCGGCGTGTTGGGCAAGAGCGTCGTACGCGGAGGTCGTCGCGGCGATGCTAATGCTGCCCGCGCTGCCGACGTAGCCGAGGCTGGGGTTGGCTTGGAGGGCCGATTCAAGACGTTGCAGGAGCATTTTAGACCTTCGGTTTGATGTATTTTTTGACTTGCGCGACTACGGCCTTTTCGGCGCGGTCGAGGTTTGAGGACTGACGAGCTTTAAGGCTTGCGGCGGCCTCGGGGTTTTCGGCGGCAAACTCTTCGACCGATTTTACGGTCTGCTGCAGCGTGAGTCGAAGACGACGCATCACAAAAAGCGCAACCGAAAGCGTGCCCGGGACAAAAATGAACAGGGCGATAAGGGTGCCGACTCCGAGGAGGGCCCCGGGGGCCGCAAGGTCGATCCCGGTGCCTTCGAGCTGAATGCCGCTGTATTTTTGCGAGAACTTTTTCCAGTCGTCGGCCTTTTTTTGTTCGGCGATTAGGGCCTTTTTAAGGGCCGCAATAACGGCCTCGCCGTTATCTGGAGTTACTTTCTTTTCGGGCTCCCCGAGCGACGCCGACAGCGGGGCCGCTACCGCGTGGATTTCTTCGATTGTTTTAACCGGGTCGGCCCCGGGACTTGCGGATTTCTGTTCGATGTACTCTGCGCCCTGCCGCTGGCCTTCGAGTATCTCCGGAGATATTTGCTCTACGGGGACTTTTTTTTGAAAGACGCGCGCCTCGGGCATGATACACCCCAAAAACAAAAACGGCAGAAGCATAAAGATGCTCGCTTTTTTCATGCTATTAGGGGTTTAAATTAGTTGCCTGATTTACGCGTTGGTTAGCCCGTTGTCCTGCGGCCCAACGTAGCTGCGCCAGTTCGTGTCGGAAGTTCCGGCCATGTTACTCGGCTTTCGGTTCCTTTGGCTTTAACGCCTCGGCGATCTGTTCCGCGCACTTGCGTAGCAAATCGTGGTCGTCGGCCTTTAACGGCGCTTGGCGGGCGGCTGCGTAGAGGTTGGCTAGGGCTTCGTTGGTGGTCATGTTATTTGGATTCAAGAGCGGCGAGGCGAGCGCGGACGGATTGGAGTTCGGCGACTAGGTTGGCAATGACTTCGGCGGAGCTGGCTTGCATACCTTGATAGACAGGTTTTCCGTCACTATCTACGGCATCCTTTTTGCCAGTGACGGACGATGGTGACACCTCGGCAAATTCGTGAGCAATAAAGCCAACACCCTTGTCACCCGTGTCCCAGTCAAACGTGCGAGGCTTTAGAGCGTCAATAAATGCTCCGCTGCCAGTAAGGTCTTTGACGTTGGATTTGCGGCGATAGTCGGATGAAGTATTATACGAAGTTGCTGTTCCGTTCGTTGTGATTGAACCTACCTTTGTTCCGCTGTAATCAAAATAAACCAGATTACAAGCTGTGTTAGAAACTTTTGCTAAAAATGCCGCATCGGCACCAATACTTTCATTAAAAGAATAAATACCAGCACCACCTAGAGAACCTTTAAAAGCTATTTTGGTTGGATATGCTTCAGGCGCACTTGATATTCCCACTAACAGACTACCAGAACTCGTCGCAAAGGTGGCTCCTGTGGTGCTCGACAACGCCCCGGTCACGGCAACTGCTCCAGCAAAATCAAAGTTTGATCCCTGAAACACCAGAGGCAACGCCGCCGAGTCCGCGTTGTTGCGCGACCCGATGACGTTGTAAACATTTGCGCCCTCGTCTTGGATTTTTACCAACCCGCTCGTTGCAGTTGTTTTGCTTGCCCGAAATCCGGGTCCGCTTAGTATTCCCGTGCTGCTCAACGTGCCAGTCACCGACGTGTTACCCGTGATTGCAATCGTCGCGCTCGCAAATCCGGCTCGGTTGCATTGGAGCCAAGTGTTTGCCGCGCCGTTTGCATCATTTACGAGCCGGAAACTTTGAACGCCTCCCCCACTTAAAATATCCCATCGTTTAGCGTCCGTGCCCGCGCTAGTGTCGAACCACTCAATGCGAGGGTTTGAGTAATTTGCCGAAATTGCAGCGCCTGAGGTAAATGTTCCCGTGCTGCTCAACGTCGTAAACGCGCCCGTGCTCGGCGTCGTGGCTCCGATGGCCGTGGAGTTTAGGCCGGTGGAGGTGAACTTACCCACAATAGCAGAGCCAGTGGCATCAAAAATAACGAGTGAACTGGTAACGCCAGCAATACCATCTCCTATGCGCCATGACCTACCGCCATTTGTGTTCGTGAGGGTAAGATCTCCACCGTTGGTGAGGTAATCTCCAGAAGCGGAAAGACGTGTGCCGCCAATAGTCGTTCCCACCACCGTGCTCGGCGTCGTGGCTCCGATGGCCGTCCCGTCAATCGTCCCGCCGTTGATGTCCGCCGTGTCAGCAACGAGCGAGTCAATGTTAGCCGTGCCGTCGATGTTCAGATTGCGCCACTCGTGGCCCGTTACGCCGAGGTCGTAGGTGTCGTCGGTCGATGGGTTGATGTTAGACGCCACGCGAGCGTTGAAGTTAACCGTGTCCGAGTTGCTGCTGCCGAGGGTCGTGTTGTCGTTCACGGTTAGAGAGGTAGCAGTCGCCGCTCCGAGAGCGGGCGTGACTAGCGTAGGGCTGGTCGCAAACACCAGCGCACCGCTTCCCGTTTCGTCGCTAATTACACCGGCAAGTTCTGCCGAAGTTGTGGCTGCTAAAGCCGAAAGTTTGTCCGTCGTTACCACCAAGGTCTTGGAGGCTGGAATCGTTGTTCCGTTAAGCGTGGTGGTGCTGGACGATGATAGACTTGTAAAGGCACCCGTAGATGGGCTAGAAGCCCCAATAGCCCCTTGTAAACCCGTGCTAGTGATCGAGGTCGTCGCTACGCCGCTGATTTTAAACGAGTGGGAACTAGCATCAAAAATAGCAGGGCGGAAGGTTGTTTGAGCATTATCGAAGAACACCAAAGCAGTGCCGCTACCCGAAGCTTGACCCGAAATACCTACACGGTCGCCGGTGGTAAGTTGACCCACAACCGCTTGATAGCCGCTATCACTAAGCGTGGTAACGGAGGTAAAAGCGCCCGTGGAGGGCGTTGTGCCGCCGATTGCGCCGGGTGCCGGGAAACTCGTGACATTTGCGCCGCCGTTAAAATTAGATCCGCCAATGGTGCGAGTTGTTTGAAGCTCTGTAGCCGTGCCGGCGTTGCCGGTTGTGCTTCCGCTCGACCCCGTCACGCTGCCAGAGATTGGCGCGGTAACGGTCAGACCGGCGAGAGTTCCGACACTTGTCAGGCTCGATGCGGTCACACCTGATGCCAGCGTTGCGCCGGTAAGCGTGCCGGCTGCGGCTGTGACGGTGATTGGCGCAGTCCCGTTGAAGTCGACACCGTTGATTGCGCGCGCGGTCTGCAACGCCGTGGCCGTGCCTGCGTTTCCGGTGATTGTCGTCTGGTCGCCGGTGTTCGTGCCGCTGACCGTAGCCGTAGCCGAGGCAGTCAAAG